TTATAATCTTTTCATACAGCCAAGAACTTGATATATATGTTCTATCATATTCTTAGGAAGTTCCTGAATACCATATTCCGGAGATTTATTTGTAGGAACCAGCGTATAGCATTTCGGATCGGTTGAAGGGCCTAATCTCTTGATTGTTCGCATTCCGTTGGTTGTCACTATTGCATACACTTCACCTAATGGAAGAAAAGACTTATCTTCTATTTTCTTTAACGCAATAATATCTCCATGAGTTATCTCAGGTTCCATTGAATGGCCTGTAACATTACACCAGCAAGTAGCTTCATTGTATTTCTTGAAATCTATCAAGTATTCAGGTTTTGCAGTCTGGTCATTTAAGACAATATCAAACCCTCCTATAAAATCCACATTATAATAAGGTACACCTTCAGTAAAACTCTTTTTAGGAACTGAATCAAGACTATTTAATAACATACTGCCTTCACCTGTGAGCAGCCAATTTGTGTTTAGTTCTGGATACGATTTAGATATTTTATCTATTGTACTTCTTCTTGTATTATTACCCATTTTTGAAACAGCACCATTGCTGAGACTACACTGAAGCTCAAAAGACTGCACAGATAGACCTTTATATTCAATAAATTCAATTAATCTGCCCTTTAAATCCATATTTCGCGTTAATTAGAGTTAATATCTAAATATAATTAGATTTACAGATTGCAATATTAGATATTATATCTATATTTGCATATCGAAACTTAGGTACGAAACAAATATAGTAAAAAACAACTAACCCTCACACGATTATGAAAAAGAATTTATTACACGAGATTATGAGCCTTGCATGGCAGTTGGTAAAGAGAAACGGTTTCTCTATGAGTGAAGCAATGAAATGCGCCTGGGCAAACATGAAGCTGAAAGCTGCAATGAAGCAAAGAATCGTAAAGTTCTACTTCAAAAAGGTAGATGGTTCTGTTCGTGAAGCCTACGGCACGCTGAAAGAAAATCTGATACCAGCCACATCAGGTGAAAGCAGAAAGAAGAATGACACAGTAGCAATATACTTTGATACCGAAAAACAATCTTGGCGATCATTTAAAAAAGCCAACTTATTGAACATAGCATAATGGATATAAAAAGAATAGTTCTCGAATCAAACAATGAAGAAGAGACAGATTATTTCGTCTCTTCTGATGGTAGAATATTCAAAGAAATTACACCATCAAAAAATGGAAATGGCTATGCCATGGTAACGATATATAAGAATGGAATTGGCTATACAAAGAGTGTCCACCGGATTGTGGCAAAAGCATTTCTTCAAAAGGTAAAAGGAAAAGAGTATATCAATCATATCAATGGCGATAAAATGGATAATAGATTAGAAAATCTTGAATGGTGTACACCACACGAAAATACAGAACATTATCACAAGACGCTGAGAAATGGCAAACCAATGTACAATCAAAAAGCATGTTTGCAGATTATAGATGGTGAAGTTATAGCAGAATATAAGAGCTTGAATGAAGCCTCACGAAGAACAGGTGTAAGTGTTTCAAACATCTATTGCTGCTGTATCGGAAAAACGACAACGGCTGGTGGCTATCAATGGAAATATAAAATTTGACAACCTTTTAAACATCGCATGACTATGACACGCCACGAAATCGAAGAAGAACTTGACGGGCTGAACAAAGACCTGAATTTCGCCTACAACGCAGATGAAGAAACTTTACGCAGGGCTTTCAATGCTGACAGCAAGCAAGAATACATCAAAGCACTTACTGAAGAGGTGGACAAATACGAAGCCCTTCTTGAAGAATACAACCTGCCTGAAGATGATGGCATGGACTACATTAACCTTCAGTTATCACAAGGCATGGCAGTGACGCACTGGTAACTCACCTACCCTGCTGACGGACTGAACGGCAACCGATAGCGAGAATCGGGCAGGGTTCTACTTGATTGGTTCTTTGACATGATGGAAATTTAGGCTTACCGTTAAGCCTGACGTGAAACGGACGACTGAGTAGCGATAACGGCTGTGTGAAAAGAGTATGAGTAAAGGGCTGCACTAAGCAAACGCAGCATACGAATCACACAGATAACAAAAAGACACTTATACGATTGCAGGTGGCCGTAGGCCGGCTACAAAGACAATCTTCACTGATTAGACACCAGCATGAACTATATATCCCCGTGGCTTACCAGACCTTTGATAAGCAGTAAGGCAACCACCGGAACGCCCACGGGAACGATATTTAATACACACGGTTATGAAAATACAACTTTTTCTCTGTGCATTGTCCGTTCTGGTAATGCACTTCAATCAGGATTTGAATCCGGTCTATTGGATTGGATTTTCAGGGTTTGTAATAACTGGCTTCTGGGCCGCTTATAAAATGGATAAGGATGGAAGAGCTTCAAAAGGTAATAAAGAGCATCTGCGATGAATTTGCGGACATCAGTGCCATTCTGGCGGCACGCTCAAGGGAACTGGACAGACGGGAGCTGTTCGACAAGGAGATAGAAACCGAAATCAAGAACATTAAAAAGAATAGACATGAAAACAAATGAGGAATTACAGGGTATGACGCATGATGAACTCGTGGCATACACACAGAATCTGCAACGCGAATCAGAGGAATACAAAAAATCAATGCTGTATTATATGGAAGAAAAGAAAAAGATTGAATCGAAGTTTGACAACTTCAAGAACATGGTCAAATCGCTGGTTGTCTTAGTCGATTAGTTTTTATGGGTTATAGAAAATGGGTAGATGCCGGGCTATGAAAGTCCGGCATTTTTATTGGCAGATAGTTCAGGCGGTAGAACACCATGTAAGGGTTAGCATGGAAGTCACGGGTTCAAGTCCCGTTCTGCCAGCAAACAATCAAATACTTAAACTATGGTTAGAGAAATTACAGTAGACGAAAACTACCAGACAGTACGTCTTTTTGATGAAATGAAGAAAGGGGACATCTACAAGGTTCCCTATGACAAGAAACGGCATACCGGAATCAAACTGGAAGCATCACGCCGCAATCGTGACCTCCGCTTGATCGGGACACTTAAAAACAAAATGGACGTGAAATACCGGGTATCAGCAACAGAGTATCCGGGTTTTTCGGCAATTATCTGCTTAAAATAAAATGCTTATGATAAACGAAGATGTATTGAAAATCGTCTTAAACAACAAGTCTTTCGGGAAATACGAAGCAGCTTCGATAGTAGGCGGTCTCAAAAGGCTGAAAGAGTTGTGCGAATCCGGAAGAATAAGATACAAGACCAAAGAAGGCGTGCCACACAGCAGATGGGCTTGTAATGCCTGGGACGTGATAAAACATGCAAAATTGATGTATTAATATATTACTTTAAAACTATTGCGTTATGAGTTTGATTAAGAAATCCAATGAATTAGTAATTCCTTCCACCGTTAAGATGATGATTTACGGTCAGGCAGGTATGGGTAAGACAACAGTAGCATTGAGCGCACCGAAACCGCTGCTGCTCGACTTTGACAATGGTGTGAAACGTGTGAATATGGCACATCTGGACGGTATAGACATCGTACAGGTAAGTTCATGGCAGGATGTACAACAGGTATTGCAGGAAGACCTTTCGGCCTATCAGACAATAGTTGTGGACACCATCGGAAAGATGATGGATTTCATCATTTCTTACAAATGCGGTACACGACAGCCGCAAATCAAGGACTGGGGAGGTATCAACGCTGAGTTCTCATGGATGACACGAACCCTTTCATCACTTAACAAGAACGTAGTGTTTGTGGCCCACCGTGACACTCGGAAAGAAGGTGACGACACCGTGTTCATACCTGCTTTAAGAGAAAAATCGTACAACTCTATTGTTACGGAACTTGATTTGCTGGGGTATCTGGAAATGCGCAATGAGAACGGTGTGCAGAAGCGTACAATCACATTTGACCCCACATCAAGAAATGACGGGAAAAACACCTGCAATTTGCCGGGACTGATGCAGGTGCCTACAATTCTTGACAAGAATGGAAATCCCACAGCCAAGAACGACTTTATCACTGCAAAGGTAATTATGCCCTACCTGAGCATGTTGCAGGTAAAGAAAGAAGAAGCTGCAAGGTATGATAAGGTCATAGCTGAAATCAAAGAGAACATCGAACTTATTACTGATGCCAGTTCTGCAAATGAGTTTGCGTCAAGAATTAATGAGTTTGAGCATGTAGGCAGTTCCTTGAATATGGCCAGAAATCTGTTTTCAGCAAAAGTAAAAGCTCTCGGGCTGGTATTCGATAAAGAGACAAAGACTTATGCAGACAAAGCAGCCTAAATTCAAGTTCTATGCTACACTTTTGGATGCCTTTACAAGCTATCTGAAAAGTGATGCCATCTGGGAAAGGTATTGGGGATTCAGTGAGAATCCCCCACATACCCCCGAAGAGTTCAGACAGCAGCAGTTTCAGAGCCTGATTGACACTATAAACCGTGTCCCGTTTGATAGTGAAGCAGCCGACAAGGGAACGGCTTTCAATGAGGTAGTCGACTGTATGGTTGAAAACAGGAAATCAGACAAGGTACAGGTGGAAAGACTATTGTCAGACATGCAGGATGGCAGACAGACATTGGTCGGGCTGAGAGCCACCTATAAATGCCGTCAGTTCGATTTCCCTATCTCAATCTGCCGTGAGTTTGCAGACTATTACAAAGGGGCCTTGACCCAGCAACGGGTTGAAGCAGTTTTGCCAACATGCTTCGGAGGAGTTCTTCTATATGGTTATATAGATGAACTGATGCCGATGTCAGTACATGACATCAAGACTACCGGAAGTTACTATGTAGGTAAGTTCAAAGACCACTGGCAGCACATGGTTTATCCATACTGTCTGATGCAGAACGGAAGTGATGTAAGGTCATTTGAGTATAATGTTACGGACTTCAAATCAACCTATACTGAAAGCTACACTTTCGTACCGGCACGGGATATACCTATCCTTATAAATCATTGTGAGGACTTTATCCGGTTCTTGAATGACAACAGAGATTTGATAACCGATAAGAAAATTTTTGCAGAAGACTAGATAAATGGATGAAATTGAATACAATGGAAGGATTTATGAGCTTAGAGGTGAACAAAATGGACTTCTGACCTATCTTACTAGAGATTGTGCCTACGCATTGATAACAAATGAACGGCGAAAAATTCTGATGGATATTAGAGTTAATTCGTCAAATCTTCTATCTATATATTATGCCTAATCAAATAACCGGACGGCTGGTCTATATTGGCCAGCCCCAAGAAATCCCATCCAAAAGCGGTGGCAACCCGTTTGTGAAACGTGAATTTATTCTTGATGCCACAACCTATGACCCCTATACAGGTGAACGAAGCCAGTACGAGAACGTCCTGCCACTTGAAGTAAGTGGTGACAAATGTGCCGAACTTGACCAGTTCAGAACCGGTGATGTAATAACGGTTTCCTTTTCCCTGCAAGGTCGGGAATGGACAAATCAGGACGGACAACTAAAACGCATGGTGTCCATCCGCTGCTATAAACTGGAAGGCCGTCAGCCAATGCACCAGCCAGCATCCGTGCCAGCACAGCAACCGGCACCGACACAAACGCCAACCATGGCACAGGCGTTTCCACCTGATGTAGATGCGAATGGAAATCCCAAAGATGACTTACCGTTCTAGCCTATGAGCATATTCAATCTGAAGAATGAATACGATATACCCAAGTTCAAGGCTTATGTAAACAAGCTGTTCCAGGAGCATGCAGTTGTGGAAGTGAGAAAGAAGCTCCCTAACCGCACGCTATCCCAGAACAGCTATTTGCATCTGCTTTTAGGGTATTTCGGCAGTGAGTACGGTTGCAGCCTTGATGAAGCAAAGATAGACTTCTACAAAAGGACTTGCAACCGTGATTTGTTTGAGAGAAAGACGGTCAACAAGAAAGGCAAGGAAGTAACCTATCTGCGAAGTTCTGCAGAACTGACAACAGGTGAAATGACTTTGAGCATTGACCGCTTTCGTAACTGGAGCGCATCTGTGGCCGGTATTTACTTACCAAGTAGTTCTGAACGTGATTTTTTAATCCATATCCAACAGGCAATAGAAAATAATAAAGAATTTTTATAAAACTATTCTTATGGAAGAAGTTTGGAAGGATATTATAGGGTATGAAGAATATTACCAAGTATCCAATAAAGGCAATGTCAGGTCAAAAGACAGATGGTATGATGCTCCTTATCTAAAAAATAAACAAGTTATTTTCAGAAAAGGAGTTAGTATCAAACCAAGACCTAATAAGTATGGCTATTTAACAGTTTGTTTAAAAAAGAACAGTAAAGGGAAAACAATTCCTATTCACAAGCTTGTTGCAGCCGCCTTTATTGAAAATGTATTAAGAAAGACGTGTATAGACCATATAAATGGAAATAGAACGGATAATAGAGTTGAAAATCTAAGATGGGTAACAATAAAGGAAAATCAAAATAACCCGATTACTAAAAAGAGATTGAGTGAATGCAAAATAGGAGCAAAACATCATTTTTATGGAAAACATCTATCAAAAGAGCATTCTCAAAAAATAGGTAATGCCAATAAAAATGGTAAATGCTCTATACCTGTCGTACAGTTGGATTTAGACGGCAATTTTGTTAATGAATATCCCTCAACAAATGAAGCAGAAAGGCAGACTGGTATTCATCATGGTGGCATATGGCGTGCTGTAAAAAAGCATTCAACAGCTGGAGGATATAGATGGATATATAAACGAGATTATAAACCGTAAGATATGCTGCCAACGAACAGCAGATGCTAATTTTTGCACAACAAGAAATCGAACGTAATAAAGAGTTTATCTAAAATTTTGAGATTATGAAAAAAAGAAAATTTCCCCAAGATGTAGCAAGATTCTTTAATCCAGAGAAGTCAATTAATCCTAATTCAAGCGGCATTCATCAAAGAGAGAAGGCCTTACAAAGAAGTTTCATCCCTGTTTATAATGGTATGGGTACCGCTAAAAAGATTTATAATAGGTTCGGTGTAAAAAGTTATAGATAATTATGGACAAATTTTTAGGACAAGACATTCCTGAGCAGGAACGATGGCAGTTCCTTCAGGACAACGCCGATGCAGTGGAGAAAATCGGCTACACCCACAGATTCACCCCCGAAGAACTGGCTCAGAAGAAAGAAACATTGGCTGAGGTATCTATCACCATCAACGATGTCGAGATGGAGAAGAAAGAGGCTATGGAGAGTTTCAAAGAACGCCTAAAGCCTTTGAATGAAGAAAAACAGGAACTTTTGGACCACATCAAAAGAGGTTCGGAGTTCGTCGAGAATGAAGAATGTGCAAAATTCCTATACCATAAAGAAAAGATGGTAGGATTCTACAACAAGTTAGGTGAACTGGTTTATAGCCGCCCAATCATGCCACAAGAAATGCAGAAGACAGTATTTAGTATTAACCGTAAAACTGGAACAGAATCATGAGTGAAAACAAAATCAATTTGGTAGTACCGAAAGAGTACAATGGTACCCCCATCGAAGTAGTATTGAGAGAAGGTAAAGCATCCGTAGCCCTTGACCCGAAAGAACCGGAGAGAGTAGTTATCAATGGAACGATAGAAGCACCCTTCAGATGGCTGGAAAAGCGTGTCGAACTGATTAATCAGAAATCGGCCAATATCATTGTGAACCGTGATAAGATGTGTCTGGCTTTGACTATTGATGAAACCAATTATTACCAGACAGTAATTAGTGGAGTTTTACAGGCTTCAAAGGAAATGCAGGAGTTCGGTATCAATGCGGAAAGGAAATGGGAACCTATTAAGTTATCCCAGTTCTTCAAGATGCACCGTGCTTTCTTCAAAGACAAATCACAGAACATGATGCTGGTTTCTACTTTGAAGAATTTCAAGGCGAAAGTAAACCAGGATATAGAACGTAGTAAAGAGGAAAACGGAAACAAGACGGATAACTATTCTCAAGTGGTTGATTCCAATCTGCCAAAATCGTTCAAACTGAATATCCCTCTTTTCAAAGGTTTTGCCTGTGAAGAAATCGAAGTTGAAATCTACGCCGATGTGGACGGACGGGAAGTTTCCCTTTCTTTGGTTTCTGCCGGTGCGAATGAGGCCATTGAAGAATACAAGAATAAGGTGATTGACAAACAGGTTGAAGCAATCAAAGGTGTTGCACCTGACATCGTAATCATTGAGGTGTAACAATGAGAAAGCAAATTTATTTAATTCTGTTTCTGGTAGTCGGAGTATCTATCGGAAACAGAATATTCAATCACCTCAACGCTTGGCTGGGCGTGGTAATAATATCAGCCACAGTGATTTATTTCGTTTATAAACTAATTAAAAATTTGAAGAATGAAAAGATTGATTAATCTAATGTTGGTCTGTATGACCTTAGTGGTATTTGCTTCATGCGAAAGAGTAGCCCCTAATTATGCCGGTGTTCTAATGGAGAACTATGGGAAGCAAGGAAAAGAGGATTTTAAGGTAGTGTCCGGTAAAGTTTCCACTTGGGAATGGGGCACTGAATTGTTTCAAGTTCCATTGTTTGACCAAAGAGGGGAATTTGCTGAACCTGTCACATTGAAGGCTGCTGATAACACTGAATTTAACGCACGTCCTACTTATTCTTATAAAGTTATCAAGAATAGAGCTATAGATGTTGTATTCGATAACAAACATATAGATAAAGCTGATACAGAATCAGGAAAAGACGGGTTTATGCAAAGCCTTGAAGATAATATACTTGAACCTCGTATTTATGATTTAATCAAAGAAGAAAGCCGTAAGCACAAGACAGACAGTTTAATGGCTGACGGTGGTTCTCTTCTTTTTGAAAAGCGGTTGGAGCAGATTGTGGATAAAGAATTTGAGAAAAGAGGGCTTCAATTGCTGACTTTTTCTGCACAGCTTGAATTTTCAAAGGCTGTGCGTGAGAAGATTGATAGTCGTAATGAGGTGAATACCAATATATCTGTATTAGACCAGCAGATTGCAGAGCAGAAGAAACGCAACGAATTGGAGCAATTAAAAACAGAACAGGCTATCATTCAATCACGTGGGTTGACTAAAGAAATACTCTATAAGCAATTCATAGATAAATGGGATGGCCGTACACCACTTTATGGAATTGCCCCTGAGTTTTTAAAAATAACGAAATAGCATGAATAAACGCCCGGAAAGCCGGGCATTGGTATCGTGGCGGAATTGGTAGACGCTATGCTCAATGATTGGACGGTCAATCCATAGATGCAAAGAACTGACAACTCATGCAGGTTCGAATCCTGCCGGTACCACAAACTAAAATTATGAATAATATGAGAAAAGGAATTAATAATAAAGGAAAATATCCGTCTCCTTTAAGAATAAATGTAAAGGGAGACGGATGGGTTTTAAATTGTAGATTATCTACACAAAAATTTCTTACTAAAAAGTGAAATAAAACCACAATTAGGGCATACTGCCATCACTACTGGATATGAACCTAAAGATTCGAGCCCTACTGTATGTCTTGAATCAATGTCTAAAGAGACAAGGTGCATTTCTTCTGGACATACATCCTTATTACCTTCATATCCACAATTAGGACATCTGCCAACTTTCAAATTCTGTTGCAATTTTAATAATTGCTCGTTTGTAAATCTACCCATAATTGAAAAAATTAAAATTAGACAAAGACAAAGATAATAAATAACTGGGGCATATCCAATCTTTTATGATTAAGTTAAAATTAGACACATTACACTTCTTTTTGGGAAGGATATGCCCCTTCTTAAATTTATAATTTAATAATGCCATATTACATAAAAAGAAAAACAAAGAAGAAAGAAAAGCCTTTACCGTTATTTGACAAGGCAGGTATCAAGATTAAGAAGAAGCCGGATTTAGTGGCCAAACTCGACAAAGTTTTCAGCCGCTATATCCGGCTTCGTGATTGTATGCCGAACGGGTATTTCCGCTGTATATCATGCGGCCAGATAAAGCCATACGAACAGGCCGATTGCGGACACTTCCATTCGCGCCGCCACATGGCCACACGCTTTGACGAGGACAACGCCCACGCAGAATGCCGGGCGTGCAACCGATTCAGTGCCGACCATCTGATACAATATGAAAAGAACCTGAAAGCTAAAATCGGCCAGCTACGATTCGACAAGCTGGCATGGAGAGCAAGCCAGGCGAAGAAATGGACTGATTTTGAATTAATCGAACTCACCAAGTATTACAAGGCTTTGGGAGACAAACTGAGTAAGGAGAAAGGATTATGAGTTATGTTTTACGGGATTACCAGCAGAAGGCCAGTAATGCAGCAGTCAGCTTCTTTGCTAACAGGGCCAAGAAGAACAATGCCATCATGGTGCTGCCTACCGGAGCCGGCAAGAGTCTTGTGATTGCCGACATCGCCAGCCGTCTTGAAGGGCACACGCTGGTATTTCAGCCAAGTAAAGAAATACTCGAACAGAACTATCTGAAGCTCTGTTCGTATGGTGTTCTGGACTGTTCCATCTACTCTGCCTCATTCGGGCGAAAGGAGATTTCAAGAATAACTTTCGCCACTATCGGAAGCGTAGTCAACCATCCGGAACTCTTCCAGCATTTTCAGAATATCATCATCGACGAGTGCCATCTGGTTAACCCGAAAGACGGAATGTACAAGAGATTTCTTTCGATGCTGAAATGTAAAGTTCTTGGATTGACGGCTACGCCCTACCGTCTTTCATCAAGCAGGGATTTCGGCAGCATGTTGAAGTTCATCACACGCACACGCCCGTGCGTGTTCTCTGAGGTAATCTATCAGGTTCAAATCTCTACTCTATTGGATATGGGGTATCTTTCGAAGCTGAACTATTATCCGATGAATCCTTTGGGATGGAACGAACTTAACCTGAAGGTGAACACTACCGGAGCCGACTACACGGACAAGTCTGTAGTAAAAGAGTATGATCGTATCGACTTCTACGGGTTTCTGGTAAGTATCGTCCAAAGGCTTATGAATCCCAAGAGCGGTGTAAAACGAAAAGGTATATTGGTTTTCACTCGTTTTCTGAAGGAAGCAGAACGCCTTACCTGGTCCATTCCCGGAACTGCCATCGTTTCAGGAGAAACACCGAAGAAAGAACGTGAACATATCCTTGAAGCGTTCAAGGCTGGAGAGATACCGGTCGTTGCCAATGTAGGTGTACTTACTACCGGATTTGACTATCCTGAACTGGATACGATTGTCATGGCCCGTCCGACGATGTCTTTAGCTCTATGGTACCAAATAGTCGGTCGTGCTATCCGTCCGCATCCTAACAAGGAGGCTGGCTGGATCGTTGACCTTTGCGGGAATTTGAAACGATTTGGCGAAGTCAAGGATTTACGCCTGGTGGATAGCGGAAACGGCAAATGGGCCGTGTACTCCAATAGCAGACAGTTGACTAACGTAAGATTCTGAAACTATGGAAGAAGGATTTTTGAGGCTAAGCCGCAGGTTTTTCTCGAATGAAATGTGGAAAGTAGCCCGTGAGTTTTCGGAATGCGAAGCGTGGCTTGACTTGATTCAGTCAGCACGATTTGATGCAACCGGCGAGGCGTACAGCGAACTCATCGGAGGTCGGGAAATCTCTTATTCAAGAGGTCAATATCCAGCATCCATATCGTTTCTGATGAAGCGTTGGAAATGGTCTGAGAAGAAGGTCAGATATTTCCTGTCCAAACTGAAGAAGAAGGGGATGATTACAACCTGTAACCAACAGGGCATGACTGTCATAACCTTATGCAATTACGATGACTACAATCCTATCAAGGACAATCCAAAGGACAAAGATAAGGGCATAGACAACAATAAAGAAATCAGCGATTTAAAGGTGTCTATGGGCGAACTAAGGGCAGAGCTAAGGGCAATGTCGCAAAAAATGGCCGAAAAAATTGAAGATTTGGGGCAAGGTAAGGGCAATAAGAAAAAGAAAGATAAAGAAACTGTTAATGATAATATTCCCCCCACACCCCCCAAGGGGGAGGGTATTAACTATAAAGCCCGTTCCCTTTTTGAAACCTATTACAGACAGTTGTTCGGAAGTGATTATTACTGGACGGCCAAGGATGCAGGAGCAATGTCCCAGCTGCTTCAAAAACTGAAGTTCCAACGGGAACAGAAGCAGATGGATGTCGCCGATGAATCAATCCTGTATGCACTTCAATATTTGCTTTTATCCATAAAAGAAGGTTGGATATTCGAGAATTTTAGCGTGACAAACATCAACTCAAAATTTAATGAGATAGTTTCTCAGGCCAAGAAAAAAGCTCTTTCAAAAACAGATGTAGGCATAGTTCTGAAGGATAATTCACCGGAAAAATACAAGAAAGGCTGGTAAACATGGAACAGATAAATTTTCAACAGACAATCGAACGGCTCAAAGATACGGGCTTCTCCCCTATTCCTAACATCGTACAGGTAACCGTTCCGGATGCCAAAAGAGTTCTCTGGGCCGGTATCAGGTACTTCACTGGAGAAAATGCCAGATGGCTTCCTGAGTACGAAGAAGTGGCAGGCTGGCTGGCCGGCAATGAAGGTCGCGGACTTCTGTGTTTCGGCAACTGCGGACGCGGAAAGACCCTTATTTGCGGAAAGATTCTCCCTTTGGTTCTTAACCATTACTGCCGCAAGGTGGTAAGCTGCTACGATGCACAGCAGATGAATGCAGATTTAGACGCTGTGAAGCAAAAACACATCATCTACGTTGACGATATAGGAACAGAGAATCTTAGCGTCAAATACGGCGAAAAAAGGCTTGCATTCGCTGAGCTGGCAGACGAAGCCGAGAAGAAAGGAAAGCTTCTTATCCTGACCACCAATCTCACGATAGACGAGCTGAGAGAGAAATATGGGGAAAGAACCATTGACCGGCTGAGGGCGATAACGAAAACCGTCCTCTTCAGCGGTGAAAGTCTGAGAAAATGATATGAAAATCACAATCAACTGGGTAACTCGTGACTGGAACCTGATCAGGAGGTTACGTGAGAAATACCGTCTCCCACAATACATGAACGTGAACGGACTCACAGAAGCAGAGGTTGACGAGGAGACATTAAGCAATCTCCGCAAGGGTGAGCCAAAGTATTTAATCATCAGAAAAGTAGAGAAATGACAAGACAAGAATCAGAAAGAAAGCTCAATGAACTGAGAAAGAAGTATATCGCCTTGATTTCATCCATGAACTTTGCCAAAGCACAGAAAATCAAGAACAAGATTGACTCCCTTGAAAGAGAGGTGGAACCGCATTCCTTGGGAGAACTTCTTCAGGACTATACCCCGGAGTTCAAGGTAGAAATGCTTCGCAAGATGCACAAGCTGTTCATCTATTCAGACTTACTTGAGGGTGCGGCACTGGAGTTCCAGTCTGAACTTGAATCAAACGGAATAGATGCTCAGGTAGTTTTTCAGGTGAAACGCGTACTGAAAGAACTGAGAAGCATAGTACGAATACCGGATGAAGAGAAAAACGCTTCACTGTCTGACAACTTTGCCGGGATGTGTGATGAAGCCGGACTTGTAGTGAGTAACATAATCAACAAATATCTTGCAAAATGATAACGGAAAATGACCCAATGCTTCCACGTAAAGTGGATTTGGAGAAGAACCCTTCTGGAACCGAACTGAAAATCGCCCAGCATCGGGAATTGGAGAAACATGGAAGGTACGTAGCTATCCCAGGCGACAAGACACGGACGCGAATTTTCGTCCGCAACAGTGAGGATGCGGAGAAGAAGATAGCTGCTTACTTGGAGAGAATCAACAACCGGCCTCAAAGGTGGAACTAAAGAAATACTATTATGTCAAGTTCAAATTTTGAAACAACAATCCAGGCGTATTTGGAGAATCGTGCAAAGACTGATTCTCTCTTTGCCGAAACCTACAGGAAAGCGAACAAGAGTATCGAGGAATGTATCAAGTATATCTACTCGAAAGCCAGGAAGCTGGCAAAGGAAGGAAATGCAGTCGGGGTGGATGATGCAACCGTATACGGATGGGCAGTCCATTACTACGACGAGGATGACATTAAGGTTAAAGATGTGAAAGAACGTGTGGAGGTAGTTGCCCCGACCACAGTACAGGAACCAGTAGTACAAGAACCAGTCAAAGAAGAAAAGCCGGAGCCGGTGAAACAAAAATCTGCAAGAAAGAAAACGAAGCAGGAACTACAAAAGATATTTGATTCAAGACAACTGTCACTATTTGATATGTAACTATGGAAAGAATAAACTTGAATAACTTAGTGCTTGAAATGAGTACACACCTCAGACCTATATCCGAAAAAGAAAAAGAATATGCAAAGACTATATTCCCATCAACCGGATACTACAAGAAAAGCGGTGAAGTGTGGTGCCATTGCTGTGGTAACATAGAATATCAGATTCCTGGTATATTGGAGGTGGATTTAGAATTAGGGTATCAGTGCAGCTGCCTGAATCATCTCATATTAGAACAAAATCAACAGAAAGATAATCTGACAGAATCGAAATATTACTCTGTGGTGCATACTTACAATAAATGGCAGGTAATAAGAACATTTTATGTCCAACGAATAAACCACAAAGGGTATCCAACAAAATATACCATAAATGAAGTTTATCAGAATTGGGTATCACCAGATGGAGAAGAGATAATCGTATCAAAGAGGTACACTCGTGGAGTAAATTTCTTCAAATGGTATTACGACACAGAATATGTAATAAGAAAACACAATAAAAGCTGTAATGGATATTATGTACTTGAAGACGTGTTCGATGTGACTGGTAATTATTTCTATCCAGACTATAACATCACAAGAAAACTACGAAAATACGGATGGTGCAAAGCTATAGAGAAGTTGCCATACGTGTCAGTTGTAGAGTGTATGAAGATGCTGCTGGTATCAAGGCATGCAGAGACAATAGTAAAACAAGGACAGTACGATGTATTCCTTTGGATGGTAAGGAGTAATAAACAAGATTTGGAATATATGCCGCAAATGAATATCTGTCATAGAAACCATTATGTGATAACTGATGCATCAATATACTTTGATACGCTTTCGTTCATGAATATGACCGGGAAAGACATTCACAACCCCAAATTTATTTGCCCAGATGATTTGTACAAAGCGCATGAAATTGCACTAGCCTCATATAAAAAGATAGAAAAGAAAGTAACAGAAGAAGAGAAGCGCAAAAAAGCAGAAAAGGAGAATAAGGTTTACGTAAAAGAAAAAGAGAAGTTCTTTGGAATAAGAATAACAGACGGAGAACTATCAATCCAAGTCTTACAGAGTGTGTTAGAGTTCATAGATGAAGGTGACAGCATGCATCACTGTGTCTATGAAAATGAATACTACAAGAAAAAGGATAGTCTTATCTTATCAGCAAAAGTAAACGGAGAACGTATGGAAACTGTTGAGGTATCATTAAAGACATTTAAAGTAATTCAATCACGAGCGGCCTGTAATAAAACAAGCGCATACCATAACCGTATAATCGAACTTGTAAACCGTAACATGGGATTAATCAGGAGGGCTGCATCATGAAAGTTTGTATCGAGTGTGGACGGAACCTTCCGGAAAGAAAGTTCCGTGCCTATGAAACGAAATCCGGTACCCATTACACCAGCAGGTGCCGGTTATGTGAGAGCAGACACACGTCTGAAAGAAGAAAACAGGACAGGCTTCATGGACGGCTGGCCAGATACACCAACGAGCAGCTGGTGAACGAACTTCGGAAACGTGGAGCCTATATCATGTATGGGAAAGACTTTGATTGTGTAACGACGATTTGATATGGAAGAAGTAAATAAAAAAATATTTATAGAATACGTATCCCACTTGTATAGTACCGATAAAAGCTATGAGGTTATTGGTAAAACCATTAAAGCTGTAAAGTTATTCCTTGAAAGTGATTATCAGGTAAACCGTAAAGGATACAAGGCTTATATCAGAGAGAATGCCGTTGAATTATCTGATAAGCCATACATTAAAGATGCTCTATGTGGGTTCCTTAATTATCTTGGTATTGGATATTCACGCACACGAAAAGAGAAATATGTTAAACCTCTGGAGAAGCTAAGCGATGTTTCAGAAAAGAACATGAAACTGATGAATGAATTTGTGTATTACCTTACGCAGGATGAAGATTACTCTCCACACACTATTGAAATATATTCATTTTCAATTAAGAAATATTTCGAATACGCCAACGAGGTATCAGTTGACAATTACAAGCGTTTTGTACGGATGCTGGAGGATGAGGGATTGTCTCCCAGAACAATACGCCTACGTATTACCGCACTTGAACGTTTCAGCAAATGGATGAAGAAGCCGATAGAGTTGAAGCGACCAAAGTTCAAAAAGGAGTTGAATACGGAGAATGTTCCGACAGAAGCCGAATACAACAGGCTGCTTGAGTATTTGAAAACTTGTCCTAACAGGGACAGGTACTTCTTCATCAAGATACTGGCTACAACCGGGGCGAGGGTAAGCGAGTTCTTCCAATTCAAATGGGAGGACATCCTTTCCGGTGAAGTCACTCTAAAGGGAAAGGGCAACAAGTACCGGAGGTTCTTTTTCAGCAGGCAGTTACAGGCAGAAGTAAAAGCATACGTAAAAGAGAGTCACAAGACAGGATATGTAGCAGTTGGTAAGTGCGGAAGGCTGACACAGAGGAGCTTGTGCCAGTCAATGAAAGACTGGGGCGATAAGTGCGGAATAGATAGAAGCAAGATGCATCCTCATGCTTTCCGGCATTTCTTCGCAAAAATGTATCTGAAAAAGAACAATGACGTGGTACAGTTGGCAGACCTGTTGGGACACGGAAGTATTGATACGACAAGAATTTATTTACAGAAAAGTTATGACGAACAGAAAAAAGAATTTAATAGAAGCGTTGTATGGTAGCTTCATGTTCATGGATAACCTTCCGGAATTGATAGACCGGGAAAACATTTACGATGAGACCGGACATGTGGATTTGGAGTTTATGACTGCAATCCTGCAATGGATGTCAAGGATGGCAGAAATAAGTGTGAAAGTGCAGAAGTCGTTGAACCGTCTGTTGGGGTGTGACGAACTGGAGCAGAACAACAAGCGCAATAAAGATGATTCGGGAAGTAAATGGAGTGTGGAGGAAATCCTCATGCACTGCACGCTTGAGGACAATATTTTAAAACTTCCTCAAGTACAATTTAATAAGAAGTCCTATGCTGAAGCAAAGAAATGGATTGAAGAAGCCGGAGGTAGTTGGATGGGCGGTAAGGTACAGGGATTTACATTTCCATTTAATGCTGAGAGAGTTTTCTCAATACTACACAAGGGTAAGAGGTGTAACCTTCAGCAGGACTTCCAGTTTTTTGCAACACCTCCAGAAGTAGCCGACTGGCTTGTTATGTTGGCCGGTGGCGTGCATGAAGATGAAAAGATTCTGGAACCCAGTGCTGGTACTGGTGCTATCACAGATGCGATTCATCGAAGCTGTCCGGACGTAATTGTAGATTGCTATGAACTTATGCCGGAGAATAAGGAGATTCTATCGAAAAAGGATAATATATGTATTCTTGGAGATGACTTCACGAAGTGTGATGTTGCACAGTATGATAAGATTATAGCAAATCCACCATTTAGTAAAAACCAGGACATTCGGCATGTAAGGCGTATGTATGAGTGTTTAAATCCCGGCGGTGTCCTGGCTGCAATAACTGGTCCTCACTGGGAATTTGGAAGTGAATCTGAGTGTAAGGATTTTAGACAATGGCTGGAGGATAATGGAGGGAAGAAATTCGAGATTAAAGAAGGCACTTTCAAGGAAAGCGGAACTGGAACTAAAACTATAGCAATAGTAATTAATAAGTGAAAACGAAATTGTATTACCTGTTTCTGGCAGTCATGTGGTGGCTACTGGGATAGGTGGAAAGGAGAAATGAATATGACAGGAAAGGAAGAAATGCTTAGGGAAGCCGTTCACGATCATTATCAGTGTAACGGAAAGTATGCTTGTGAAGAACGTGCTTATTGCCGGTTCTGCGAGGGAGAAAACATAGCACATGATTGTGATGAAGATTGCTATGCAGATGAATTCAGCGAAGGATTTATAGCTGGCTGGGATGCATGCTTGAAATACCTTGCTTCATTGCCGCTGGATGAAGCTGCTAACAGAATTGTATATCATGGAACTGAGATAAGTGATCATCCAACAAGTAAGAAATGAAAGCAATATCCATCAAACAGCCGTGGGCGAGCCTAATCGCTCACGGTATAAAAGACATCGAAAACCGAACATGGAAGTGTCCTCAGAAGTACATCGGCCAAAGGGTGCTTATTCATGCAAGCAAAGGTAAAGGAGATGGTTGGGTATTAAATGAAGAGCAAGGATTGAAACTTCAAATGCACCCCTCCAATCTTAGAAGTACATTCTATGATGATTTACCTTTTGGTGCCATCATCGGTAGCGTGGTTATAGCCGACTGCGTACAGAACCATCCGTCTGTCTGGGCAGAAAAAGGAGTCTGGAACTGGGTACTGAAGGATGCAGTTCTGTTTGACAAACCTATCAGAGACGTGAAAGGGAAACTTAGTTTTTGGGAGTATGAGTTATGAGTATGAAACACAAAAGACATCAAACGGGAAGACTATTCAGCCGTGATACTTACATGGAGATGCTGATAAAAGACAGCCGAAGGAACTTTGAAAGGGCAGAAAGACTATTGGGTGATTTGAAACTGAAAAACCATATTATAGACGAGCTTGAAAAGGAGAACGAGGAACTTAAAAAAGAAGTAAACAAGCTTAAGGATGATGCGACATTTTATCACACTCAATGGGGAAAAGAGATAGACCTTTGTAAGGATTTGAAGAGAGAACTTGAATACGCAAAGAAGCGAAAATGATTGATGATATGGAGTTTATAACTTACTGACAGCCCTTGTCAGTGCTTTGTGAATACCCGGTAGCTGCTTTGTGGCGGTTATCGGGTATCTTATTTTCAACCAATTAAAATCAATAAGAATCTTTGGGAAAAGGATTCTTATTATTCAATCAAGTATGAAATGATGTCATATAAATCTTTCAATAGCTTGACTATTGGATAACCGTTAAGTTGTTCCTGATACATAAAGTACAATACCTTTACAGAAGCTTGCATGAGTAAATTTTTGAAATTCATAATTAATCTCGCCTCCGATTATATCAGTCTACCGACATGGTACACTTCACCCGAAAAGCGAGATTGGCTTCTGCTTCTGCGAAACTACAAATCAGCATTCAAATAAAAAAGGACACTCATTATACAGCATTGATAATCAGTCTATTATAAAAAATCACCTAAATTCTATTACGAATCTAAGTTGAATCAATCTAAATAATAGAGTGATAAATATGTGAGTTATTAAAATCAAAATCATTATGAACTTAAACAAATTGAGAGATAAGGCCTACCAGTGCGCAGTAGCCCACGGATGGCATGACGAGAACCTGAGTGACGAACATTTCCTTTGTCTGGTCATATCCGAACTTATGGAAGCGGTGGAGGCAGACCGGAAAGGGAAACATGCGAAAGTTGCAATGTTCAAAGAATGGCAAGGGAATAGCGTTCCATTGACCGAAGAAACTAGGAAAAGGAGATTCATGAAAGACTTTGAGGCATTTATCAAAGGGACTGTCGAGGAAGAACTTGCCGATGCCTGCATCCGTATGTTGGATTTGGCCGGATTGAGAGGATATGATTTGGATAGCTTCGACTACGAAGGAAGCGATACGGAAGACTATTCCGATATGAGCTTCACGGAGTCCATGTTTAGAATCTGTGTCTATGTCACCGACAACTTCTACAGGGATGAACCATTTATCCTCCTGAATGAGATATTCGCTTTCTGCCACGATAGAAATATCGACATCTTCTGGTACATCAAGCAGAAGATGAAGTACAATGAACTTCGTCCGTACAAGCACGGAGATAAAAGCTACTGACCATGAAACACGCATTCTACTCCTTAATCATCATACAAGCCCTGTACGAGCTTGTGAAGCTGCTCAAATGTAAATCCATATACCGACATGTAAAAGTCTTTCAGAAGCTGGATAAGACATCAAAAAGATGGTATCTGATGGCGCATCCGTGGCTTCATGTTGCATTATTCATGGATACTATCGGACTTTTATTGCTGGGGATAGGATTGTTTTCAAGCCAGTGGGTGTGTTTCCTTGTTGTCCTGGCCATGAGTTTCAGTCAGATCCAAAAGCTAGGAGCATGGGCGGTGTTCCTGGACAGTCTTGTTACGGTCATTATTTACGCTTTCGCCATCCTGAACGCATACCACTTGGCATAAAATAAAAAAGGGAGCCAGCCCACACGATTAGAAGCCAACTCCCCCACACGATTATGATGCAAATATAAGAATTTCCAACTAAATAAATCGTGCTATGACAAAAGAATTTTCATCAATCGTGGAGTTGAAATCAATACGTGAACAGAAATCAAGATTATCAGAACGCGAGCAGGAGTTATCCTCCCCCATCCTGACTGATTTTACTCTCATCCCGGAGATTTACGACTGGTTCAAGGACCTGTTGGCCGGGATGGACTGTCCGCCCAATCCGGAAAGTGTTACCCAGCGAAAGAAGTTCCTCTTCATTGTGTTGTTCCTCTTCGCCCCCAGTGTGCTTGCCGGCGGACGGCTGCCGAACGGCATCCGGGCAGAGATTTCCGGTGTGTTCCCGGATGTTTCCCCGTGTGTAATATCGAACAATATCGCCGATGTTTCTTTTATCTATCAGCAGTATAAGGATTTCCGACAGGATATAGAGTATCTTTACAACCAAATTATAGAAAGGTTGAAAAACAAAGGACTAATCAAGTAAAAAGCCGGAGCGTTATGCTTCCGGCTTTTGTTTTTATTCCGCTTTCTCTATTTTAATTTTCTTTCCACAATGAGGACATACGACATATCCGGTTCCTGTAAACTCTGTTTCTCCAATCAACTCAGATATGGTTACGTTTAAGACGTCCGCCATTTTCATTAATGTGTCAAGTGATGGAAATGATTTACCAGTTACAATATTGCTGACAGCTACTTTTGAGATGCCAACTTTTTCAGCAAGTAAAGTAGACGTTACATTTCTTGCTGACATAATTTCTTTTAATTGTAAGTTCATAAAGTTTGCTTAAATGTTATTGCTCTGCAAATATATGTAAACTTTATCATTAAAAGACTATATGATAAAGTTTAGTTTATTAAATGATGTTAAGAGATAAATTATACTTTATCGAAAATATTGCAAATAATAAAGTTTGCTTTAACTTTGCATCATCAAACAAGAAGTAATAACAATTTAAATACATACGATTATGAAGACTATTAGTAGTGATTACATCAAAGAGATTAAAGAACAAATCAAAGTTATCAATGAAGCTCTTAAAAGAGTTCAAGAAGCTGAGAAGGTTCAAGATTCAGCAGTTAATGATAGAGAATATAACAAGGCGAAGAATGAAGCTGTTGACGCTAGTGCAGACGTAATGATTGCTTTAGAAGAAGCGGTAAGACTTGCGTCAGCTATGGGTTGTGAAACTGGTCTGTATGAGATACACAAATATCACAAGATTGTAGAACTTGATTTTAGAGATTCACACAAGTAAATAGCAGCAGGGCGAAAGCCCTGCAATTACACACGATTATTAATTTTCAATACGCACGATTATGAAGACATTGAACGAAGAAATCCAAGACATTAAGAACATGAAAAGTTCTAAGGCTGCAAAGAAAGAGGCTTTTATTAAGTTAGGGTTGAGAAAGTACGAAATTGAACTTCTGCTTTCAGAACTGCCTAAACCAGTCAGAGAGGTTCATAAGTTTACCTTTGGCGTAGAGATTGAATGCCTGGTAGCTGCTAGCCTTATGAGAGAAAGCGCAATGAGAAACGCAATGCCTTTTCAGTATGAAGGTTATAATCACGTTGACAACAACCACTATTATAAGTTCGTTTCAGATTCTTCTATCAGAGGTGAAAACCCTATCGAATGCGTATCGCCGGTTCTTACTGGTAAGGCGGGTATGAAAAGTCTAGAAACCTGCTGCAAAGCTTTAAATGAAGCAAATGCACAGGTAAATATATCTACAGGTTTGCATGTGCATATCGGGGCTGCAAATCTTTCTGATGAAGCCTACATTAATGTATTCGAAAACTATCAGAAGTTAGAGAGAGTGATTGATACCTTCATGGCACGATCAAGACGAGCCAACAACAGCCAGTGGTGTAGAACCCTTCAAGGCAAGAACTTTGACGTATGTATGACAAAGCATGATGTTTTTAGCGTCATGAATGGTAATAGATACTATAAAGTGAATGCTTGTTCTTACGCTCGACATCGGACAATAGAATTTAGACAACATCAAGGTTCTACTGATTTCGAAAAGATTTCTAACTGGGTGAACTTCTGCGCTAAACTGGTAGCATGGTCTAAAAAGAACGTACTGAGTTCAGAGGTTAATTCAATTGACGAGATACCTTTCTTGACAACGAGAGAAAAGTCATTCTTTAAATCACGTGCTGAGGTTCTTGCATGAGCCTCGCACGATTAAAATCAATGAATATGTGCTGTATTATCTATAAGCCAAAAGGTGTTCAGATGCCAACTCTGGACACCTTAAATAAAGTTCAGAGAATCAATCATCATGGTTATGGCTTCGTTTCTTCAAAGCATAGATATAAGACGATGGACTATCAGAAGTTTTTAACTCATCTTTCAAAGGTTGAAATTGAAGAAGAATGCATCATTCACATGAGGTGGGCAACACATGGTTCTAAGTGTAGAAGGAACTGCCACCCGTTTGTCGAGAATGGCGTTTATTTTGCCCATAACGGCGTTTTGCCTATTCAGTCGGTAAATGATATGACAGACAGCGAAATCTTCTTCAGAGGGCAAGTTTATCCACTTGTAATGAAATATGGTTATGAATCAAAGGTAACAGAATCCATGATGATGGCTGCCGCTGGCAGTTCTAAGTTCGCCATGATGTATAAAGGCAAAGTAAAGCTGTATGGTGATTATACGAAATTGAACGGTGTGTATTATTCTAATTTGAGATGGTTATGAAAAGAGAAAAGTTAACGGTTAAAGCATCAGATGTAAGAAGCATAAAAATGAGCGTAAATCCGCCCAAAGTGGTAGTTGATGCAGGTTATAGAGTGATTCATGACGGTGAAATAAAATGCTGGGTAGGTATAGGCTGGTTGACCGAAGGCAGAGCGTCAAAGAGTGACTATTATAAGATACCAGAGGTTGTAAACGGATAATTTAAGATAGCTATGAGAAATGTAGATATTGACGTAATGCGAGAGATTTTAGAAGAGCATGGAATTTTAGTGAATGAAGATATTGCTAAATCCATAACAGAGGATTTTGTATGCCATTTAGAAGTATGTAGAGAAATGAATGTATCACAATTTAGAGGATGTAATACCGAATCTGATACAGAGAAAATCATGCGATTAGAAGCAGAACTGAAGAAGGTTAAAAGAGAGCTTTCAAAGGCATCTACAGAGAATGAAGTCTATAGAGATAATGTTATGAAAAGACATAACGCATCGTCTGTATGGATTGAAGATGGAGTGGTAAAATATAGTTATGGGGTATGAAAGAGAAAGAAATCCTGCAAGAAATAATCGGGTGGCTGGGTAATGATACAAGCTACTTGTCTACAAGAACAGACTATGCCAGAGGGTATAAATCCGGTATAGAATGTGCAAAAGAAATTGTTGAAAGCATCATCAATAAACACGGCCCTGATTTATTACCAAACAATTAGCAAATTGTTTCGTATGCGTTGAATTGTTATTCAAAATTGTCTTCATAATTGGGTATCTTTGTATAGATACCATCGCGGGTTAGAGCAGTGGTCAGCTCGTCACTTTGACTTGGTGAAGGCCGGTGGTTCGAATCCATCACCCGCAACTAACATTTAAACTTTACACGATTATGGAAATACTTACGCTTATCATCAAACAGAAGTTCTTTGACGAAATCTTGTCAGGCAAGAAAACACAAGAATTCAGAGAAATCAGACCTACAACCCAGAAGAAATACTGCCAGCTTGACGCTGATGGCTATTGTGTCGAGAAAGACGGTGTGTTACAGCCTAAGCATTACGATGCTATCCAGTTCTTTGTAGGCTACAATAAAGACAGAGCCAGCGCACTGGTAGAAGTCAAGGATGCAAAGATAGAGCTGTTTGAAGATGAAAATCACAATCTGATTGAATACACCTATCAGGGTGAGATATATCTGGCAGCACAGGTCGTTTATGGCCTTGGCAGAATTATTGAAAAGCATGTTTAACCCTTTAAATTTTCGTTGAGTCAGAACAAACAGAAGCACATTTTCAACTGGTGGCTACCGTGGTGGCCGTAGAGGTTTGACTACAGAGAATGGTGGTCTCTCTCAGGGTGGCAGATTTATCACCCGAAGACAGCAGTATTATAACGTCCGCACAGGACTTGGCATGAGTGGCGGATAATGACACTGCAAGAAAGGACATACAGCCATATTGACCTCGTCAGACAGAAGACTGACGGGGCTTTGCTGTTTTTGTCCTTGGGTAAAGATTCTTTGGTTTTACTTGACATGATATATCCAAGGTTCGACAGAATAGTCTGTGTGTTCATGTATTTTGTCAAAGGTTTAGAGCATATTGAAAGGTGGATAGGTTGGGTAAAAGCTAAATATCCCAAAATCGAGTTTGTACAGGTGCCACACTGGAATCTTACTTACATTCTTCGTGGTGGTATGTATTGTGTGGCAAATCCAAAGATTAAACTACTTAAACTTGCCGATGTAGTGAAAGCTATGCAGCTTAAATACGGGCTGTATTATACTTTCTTAGGCATGAAGAAAGCGGACGGTATGAATCGGCGTTTAATGCTGAAAGGTTATGAAGCTAACGGGTATGAGAACAATGGCTTGTGTTATCCTTTGGCCGACTGGAAGCAGAAAGATATTCTATCCTACATGAGACAGAACAGGCTACCTGAACCAGTTAGATATTCACTCAAAGCCAGTTCGGGTGTAGGTTTTAACTTGGATTGTATGCTATGGCTGGAGAAAAATTACCCACAGGATTTACAGAGAATTTACAAAGTGTTTCCGATGGCTGAAAGAATCCTTTGGGAGCATAATAACAAACAAAATTAATAGGAGGAATGCAGAGTCAGAAGCAGAATATCAAATAGGACTATGAGTTATTTAGGCAATCCCTATACAGCTCAAAACATAATGTCTGGTTATGGATATAATCGACAACAGGTTGCTATTCTTAATCGTTCTCAGGCATTAAGAAGCAGAGCAACGACAGATTCTCAATTTCGTAGAATTTCAAGGGCTGCAGAAAACATGCACAAGGCTGCAGGAGTAGGTTTAAGTAATGGCTAATATGGAACTAAGCAAATACATTAAGAGTGAATCGGTGGAACTTAATCGTTCCGCCATTCACTTCGCTGATTATAACCCCAGGAAACTGTCTGAGGAATCCCGTAAGACATTGAAGCGGGGCATCAAGAAGTTCGGTTTGGTCGGTGGTATTGTAGTCAACAAGCAGACCGGATTAACCGTTGTTTCCGGCCACCAGCGTCTGAGCGTGATGGATGAACTACAGAAGTTCCCGGAAAACGACTACCGAATTCGCGTTGATGTCATTGATGTAGACGAAAAGCAGGAGAAGGAATTGAACATCCTGATGAATAATCCTAACGCGCAAGGTTCATGGGACTATGACGCTTTGGCCCGGTTGGTTCCGGATATAGATTACCAGGATGCCGGTTTAACGGCCGCTGATTTGAATATGATTGGCTGTGATTTCCTTCTCCAGACAGAAGAAGAAAGCTCTATTGCCGATGCCCTAGAGGATATGATGGCACCTGTCACAGAGCAGAAAGAAGCTGAGAAAGCCGCAAAGCAGATGGAAAGAGCTGAAAAGGTAGCTCACATGAAAGAAGTAAAGCAGCAGGTGAAGAATGCAGCCCAGAAACAGGCACAGGATATGGATGCTTATCTGATGCTTTCCTTTGACACGTTCGAAGCTAAGGCAGCTTTCTGTGAAAGGTTCGGTTACGACCCCTACTCCAAGTTTATCAAGGGTGAGGTATTCGATGAACAGATAGAAAGAATTGAATGACAACATGAAATTTTAGGAGGAAAGCCGAGTTAGAAGAAAAACATATAGTCAGTTGTATCAACAGTCAAGACGAATAATGTACAACGCCGGAAGGCAATACGGGCTTGGTACAGACAGACAAAGAAGTATAAGAGACAGAACGAAGTCTATAATGGAAAGATATGCGGCCAGGATAGATAGCTATTTCTCAAAGAGAGGAATTGATATTTATGGTGATAAGCCTGTTTCTCGCCGCATTTATATGGGCAACAATAATGGATGAAATATGGTAGGGGATTTTATTCTTTGGCTAAAGACGTTTTTTGGGCAGAATCTTTTTTGTATCCATCATTATGTTTGGAAAGGACCATTAGATTTCCGCTATGAAATTTGTGATAAGTGTGGAAAATTGAAAAAGAATTGAATAATTATGAAAGCATCAGAAGAATTTGGTGAGGTTATTGATAGAATAGACAACTTGATAGGAGCATTGGAGTTACCTATGCCTGCAGAGTTTCATGTAAATCAGATGAAGCATGAACTCAGTGAAATATCGGATAAATTGAAACGAGTATACGTCGAAGAAGAGGGTGAAAACCCTTGGGAGGAATAAATGATGAAAAGTGAATCTCAACATAAGAAACATCCAGGAGGAAGAAAGCCAAAATTCGATTACAGGGGTGAGGAATTTCTTTCTCAGGTAGAAACGTATGCCAAAAAGGGATTCACTGACCGGGAAATAGCATTCGCGCTCGGGCTGAATCCGACCTACTTCTACGAAATGAAGTCAAAATATTCGGAGATAACTGACGTATTAGCGCGCGGGCGTGCGACAATCACCGCCGCTGTACGTGCCAAGTTCCTTGCTGTAGCTTTGGGCGGTATCAAGACCAAGAGTACTGTAGTAAGAAAGCTGAAAGACCAGGACGGAAACCTGACCGGCGAAGAAGAGCTTCAGGTAAGTGAAAGCGAGCTGGCTCCCAACCTTCAGGCAATGTCTGTCTGGCTGTATCATCACGATGATGAATGGAGGAATGTTGAACGCCGTCAGGACGAAGATGCAGATATTCCAAAGGATATTGACCACGGAATTTCTATTGACTCATGGATTAAAGACAAACTGAAATGATTGTACCCCAAGCGATATATCATCCGTTATATACCGATAGCGAGAAGTTTATCATTCTCATCACCGGTGGCCGTGGCTCGGGGAAGTCTTTCAACGCTTCTACCTTCATTGAGCGTCTGACATTCGAAATGACTTCCACAGAGAAGATAGTCCACCAGATTCTTTATACCCGTTACACGATGGTATCTGCCGGGATGTCTATTATTCCTGAAATGATGGAAAAGATAGATTTGGATGGAACCACAAAGTATTTCAAGACCACCAAGACGGACATCGTAAACCGGATGACCGGCAGCCGTATCATGTTCCGTGGTATCAAGACTTCTTCCGGGAATCAGACGGCCAAGTTGAAATCAATTCAGGGTATCACCACCTTTGTCTGCGATGAAGCAGAGGAATGGACCAGTGAGGAAGAGTTTGACAAGATTATGCTCTCCATCCGTAAGAAGGGAATTCAAAACCGGATTATCATCATCATGAATCCCTGTGACTCCAATCACTTCATCTACAAGAAATACATCGAGAATACCCACCGGCTGGTGGAGATTGACGGGGTACCGGTTCAAATCTCAACCCATCCGAATGTACTTCATATCCATACGACTTACTTCGACAATATCGAGAACCTTTCTCCTGAGTTCCTGAGAGAAGTCAAGGAAATGAAAGAGAAGAATCCGGAGAAGTACACTCATGTGGTTATCGGCCGATGGGCAGACGTGGCCGAAGGTGCCGTGTTCAAGAAATGGGGTATCGTGGATGAGTTCCCAATGTGGTGCAAGAAGGTGGCTATCGGGCAGGACTTTGGTTACACCAATGATCCATCGGCTTCTATCCGGTGTGGAATCATTGACAATGCGCTTTATCTGGATGAAGTGGATTATAGAACTGGATTACTTTCTGGGGATATTATAAAGACGCTACGCCCGTGGAATTTGAGAGTGATTGCAGACAGTGCGGACCCGCGACTCATTCAGGAGATTCATAACGGAGGGATTAAAATATACGCGGTAGAGAAAGGACAAGGTTCTGTCAATGCCGGTATTGACAAGATGCAGGGAATGGAAATATTCATCACCAAGCGTTCTTATAACCTGCAAAGGGAGTTCAGAAACTATGTATGGGCAAAGGATAAGGATGGAAACTACATCAACGAACCTGAAGACCATGATAATCATGGCATAGATGCTGCACGCTACTATGTGCTGGGAGAACTTCTCGGTAGAATTATGAAACCCAAAGACGTTTCAGGAATATTTGGACATTAAACTTTGAGATATGACTATAGAAGAAATTTTAGCTATGCCGGAAGTAGAGAGAAAAATCTACTATCTGAAGAAAGGACGAAAGACCGAGCAACCAAACGCTCACGCTCTTTACAACGCCTGGAATCCGAACAAGCACGAGATAGTGATAGATGAAGAGAAATACCCGAAAATCAAAATCACGACCCAGCCTGAGAAACGGATTACAGACCCGACAACCGGGAAAGAATATGTTGAGCCGGCGGTAAGGAAAGAAGTTGACCCGAACAGGATTGCTCTTCCTATCGAGCAGGACATCGTGAACATTCAGACTGCCTTCACCGTGGGAACAGAACCGGTCCTTGATTGCCAGCCGGACCAGTCGGAGGAAAGCCTTCTTTCCACATTGAAGCAGGTGTTCAAGAAAAACAAGTTGAAATACCAGAACAAGAAAGTAGTCCGGGCATGGCTGGCCGAGCAGGAAGTGGCCGAATACTGGTATGTGGTGAAGGATGACGGCTTCTGGGCAAAGCTCAAACGAAAGATTTCAGGAATCTTCGGCAAATCAAAACCTGAATACCGTCTGAAGAGTGCCATCTGGTCTCCGTTCCGTGGCAACAAGCTCTACCCTTTCTTCAATGACCAGGGGGATTTGGTGGCCCTATCTCGTGAGTACAAGAAAAAAGACCTGAACGATATAGAGATTACCTGTTTCATGACCATTACTAAGGACATGGTTTATCAGTGGGAGCTGACAAGCAACTGGACTGACAAAGGTTCATTTGCTCATGGATTCAAGAAGATGCCGGTGATTTATATGTACCGTCCGGAAGCGTACTGTGAAAAGATAAAGAGCCTCCGTGTAAGACTGGAGAAACTTCTCTCAAACTATGCAGATTGTATCGACTACCACTTCTTCCCTATCCTCATGCTTTTTGGTAACGTGGAGAATTTCTCAGGTGAGTTCAAGAACCGTGTGGTCGAGCTGACCGGCCAGGGAGCAAATGCCCAGTATCTTACCTGGTCACAGGTACCAGATACTGTCAAGTTCGAGGTGGAGACGCTGTTAAGTCAGATATACGGACTGACCAATACGCCCAGAATCTCTTTTGACTCCCTGAAAGGTACAGGAAACGCCGTTTCCGGTGTTACTTTCGATTATGTGTTTATGTCCACCCACCTGAATGTGGAGAACCTGAACGAAACTGTCGGTGAGTTCATGCAACGACGTGTAAATTTCCTTGTCTCCGCGTTGGGTTCCGTGAATTCCACCCTAGAAGAAGCCTCCGAAACCATCGATGTGGATGTGCAGATGCAGCCGTACAAACTGGAGGACATCAAAGACAAGATAGACACTGCTATTAAGGCTAAGGACGGCGAAATTTGGTCGCAGCAACGGGCTATCACCTTCGTGGGGAACGTGGATGCAGTTCTGGATGAGATTGAAGCCATCAAGGAAGAGCAGGCTGAGAAGCAGAAGAACGACATTGAGAAGCAGAAACAGCTTTTCTCTCTCAAAAGTTCCAGCAGCAAATCTGAAGAATAGAACAATTCAGTCAGAATATTTACGGGGATAATACAAAACAGAATGATATAAATCTAAAATATTGACTAATTGAATAGCGGTATCTTTCGAGGTATCGCTATTTTTGTTCAATTAATTTTCAGATTCATATTGATAACCTATATATTTGTGTTTATGTTTAACTTTAAAATATAGACAACTATGGGCAAACCTATCAGAATGGGGAATGACGAATTTATCTTGTATTGTCGTAAACAAAATAAAGGTGACAACAAAAGTACAGCTCAACTGGGAAAAATGATTTGGGAATGGATTAGAGATTATGCTGGTGGTAAAAAAGTAGGAAAACGAGAGAACTGCGAGTGGGGCGAAGAAGCTGATAATGTTTCTGTATCAGGACTTCCATACACAGCTACTCAATTTGAATTTGATAGAAACTATCTTCCTGCTTTATATGACTATCTCGACACCTTATAAATATAGTAAAAACACGAATATTTCTTTCTTATTATTCATTATTTTACTATATTTGCATCGTAATTAAGTCTTAAACGCTATGAGCTACAAATCAGTTAAAGACGTTGTAACGCTGCTTACTGAAAATGGCTTTTGGTTCGTGAGGCAGAAAGGCAGTCACATGGTTTACACTGATGGTAGCCATGTAGTGATTGTCCCCGACCACGGCAAGAAAGGCGTTGAGAAAGGCACTTATTACAACATTCTGAGGCAAGCGGGGCTAAAATAGCCCCCGCCTCTTTTATTTAACGATAAAAAGGAGGTCAGTATGAAAACCGTAGAAGTGATTGTAGAACATGCTGGAAATAATCTTAGTGCCTATATTGAAGGTGCTCCGGTGATTACTGTCGGTAACGACGTAAAGGAAATCGAGAAGAACATGAAGGAAGCTGTTGAACTTTACCTGGAGTCTTGCAAGGAGATGAACATCGTTCCAGTGGAAGTATTGCAGGGAGAGTTCACCTTGAAGTTTAAGATAGATGCTGCCACTTTCATCAACTATTACAGCAGTATCTTTACTAAAGCTGCTTTGAGCCGGATAACCGGAATCAATGAGCGCCAGTTGTGGCATTATGCGGCTGGAGTACACAAACCCCGTAAACAGCAATTGGAGAAGATTCAGAAAGGTATTAATGCGCTGACAGAGGAACTGGCAGCTATAAATTTGTTGTGATTATGGGTGAATTAATTAAAAAATTTATTGAATTCTTTGAAAATCAGAGGATTTCTATATCCCGGAAAATAACAATTCCCTTATTAGTTATTCTATGTATCTTTTTGATTGACAATTTATTAGGTATCTCTTATTATTGGAAAAATGAAATGGAGATTGATTACATTTCAAAAATAGAGGATACAAAATTAAAATGTACTTCAGATACAATAATTATTAAATATCTGGAACATAAAATGGATGAAGCAATTCAACGAAAAAATGTTTTCCAATGGTTTGCTTCGTTATTTGAAAATGTAAATATTGTAGGTACACAAGAATTTGGTACATCCATAGCTAATGATACTCTACATAATTTGAGGGAATGGTTTCCTGAACTCGATAGAAATCAAATGTGGCATACTATAACATCATCACTGTGTTTCATTTTATTATTATGCATATCACTACTAATGGTTATCTATTTTCCCTTTACTAGTGATAAAGATAAATTTGGTACAACTGTTGCATTTATTTTTATTAGTGGTATATTAGTTTTATTTATTTGGGTTTTTCAATGGATTTGGGGGTTGATTCCGGTTATTTTGAATAGAGCATATATCAATTATTCAATTCAATTAATATTTAATCTATTGCTGATTAGTGGTATTATATTATTTATTGTCAATGATAATAAAAAAGTGAAGAAAGTAAAATAATATCTCTCAGCGTGATTACTCCGGTAGTCACGCTTTCTTTTTCCCTAAAAACGAACATTTCCCCAATTGTTTCGTATCGTTAGCCTTAAAATTTCCCCTTCCCTTTCTCTATAAGTAAATTTACCGTATGAAATTATTAATCAAACTCATACGGTATGACAATCTTTGAACAAATCTTGGCAGGACTGCAACAGAAATTCGCTGGGGTGGACACTGCTACACTCACCCGTATCGCCACAAAGAAGGCAGAGGGTGTAACGGACGAAACGAAGGTGACCTCCATCGTTGAGGGTATCTCATTTCAGGACGTGATGCAAAACTATGGTGATTTCCGTGCAGGACAAGCGCAGACTTCCGCTGTTTCAAACTACGAGAAGAAGCATGGACTGAAAGACGGGAAACCAATCGAGAATCCGAAACCAGAACCACCGAAACCCAACGACCCTCCAAAGCCACAGGAAACGGACATCGCAAAGATGATTGCCGATGGCATCGCCGCCGGTATCAAGCCGTTTGCCGACAAGCTGGCCAAAATGGAGGAAAATGAAGCGCAGGCGCAGCGCAATTCTCAGATTTCAGCAGTGGCGAAGAAGTATGGTATTCCCGAATTTATGCTGAAAGACCGCAACATTCCTGAAAACACGGACTTGGATACTTATTTCAAGGACATGAAGCAGGATATGTCTAACAACGGTTTTCAGTTCTCCAAAGCTCCTGAAACTGCCGAACAGAAGCAGGAGAAGGAAGCGAGCGAGTTCGCCAAAATGATTGAGGCGGACACAAAATCTATTGTCGAACAACAAAACAAGTAATTTATGTCAGCAGGATTTAAGTACAACATTGAGCCTGAACCGTCCATCGAGGAACGCTATGACGTTTCCACCGGTGTAAGACGTAGAGGCCCTTACAAGCTGGATACGGCCAACCTTGTTGCTGGTTCGTTTCTTCCATCCTTCACTCCGATTGCCGCTGATTTGGTAAAGAAAACCGCTCAGGTGGCTATCCGTGTAGAAGTCTATGAAAAGTTTACCACTGGTTCCAATACCACATTGAAAATCAAGAAAAACTCTTTGGCTTATGTGGGTATGCACATCGGTGACGGTTCCCATGGCGCTACAATCAATGCTATTGACAAGTCAGATAAGGCTTTCGATAAGTTGACATTGGCGGCAGACTTTGGTGCTACAGTGAATGCAGGAACGGTTCTTTTTGAAGCGACAGCAGTAAACGGAACTACTCCAAAGGTGGTTGCTAACTCAGCTTTGTATGAGAGAAAGCAAATTGATGAAGGTCCGGTATTGGTGGCTTTGCTTATGCGTGCATTCGAGATTGAGCCTACTAAGTTGGCTATGCCTTTCCATGCAAAGGATAAAGAAAATTTGCCACATTTCCAGTTTAACGAATAAGAAAGGAGGTAAAACATGATGCTAACTATTCATACTCTGTTTAACGACCCCAATATCGTAAACGCCGTTATTCAGCGGGTCCTTCAGACACGTAAGGATACTATCTATTGGCAGCAGTATCTTGATTTCCGTAGAACGACTACCCGTGTGTTCAAGGACTACATCGGACAAGTTACGGGCGTGATGGCCGGTTCCATTAACTCACGATACGGCGAGAAGCCTATCCGTGAACGCCGGAATATCGGCTCAGGATATGGTGAAATCGCTTATTTGGGCGATGCTTACCAAATTTCCATTGACCGCTTGTCTGAGCTTCAGGACTTGATTGACAAGTTCAATGCAGCTAAACCTGCCGACCAGGTTGCAGCCATGCAGGAAATTGTGAACTTCATCTACGACGATTACCGCCAGGTACTTTTAGCAGCTCACAAGCGCATGGATATTATCGTAGGTTCACTTCTGATGACCGGAGAAGCAACAGTCAAGAACAAGGATGACAATGCCGGAGGTGTCGACCTTCTTAACATAGAATTGCCGTTTAAGTTCATCAAGCCTGATACTGGTGCGAAGACGAACTTTATTACCTATTTGCAGCAGCAGATTAACCTCCTGAAGCCAGATTACGGCAATTTCCAGAAGATGATTATGTCACGAGGAACTTTCGTGAAGAATATCATCGGGTCGGCTGAGTTTGGTGACAAGTTCAAGATGCAGCTTACAGGAAATGAAATGTACCTTTCAACCGGTTTGATTACATCTCAACTGGCTTCCCAAGTGTTCACTGGCATCGGGCTTCCGGCCATTGAAATCAAGGAAGATTACGTAAAAGACCAGACCGGAAAGAACGTACAGATTTACGCTGACGACCGTATCACATTGCTTCCGCAGGATAAGGTCGGTTACATGCGCTTCCACACTCCGTACGAAGCAGTGGACGGCGTACCGGGCCGTAACTACACCCAGGCAGACGGTGATATGCTTATTTCCGGTTACAAGGACAAGAACGGCCGTTATCTGGAATACACTGCTGAGTGGATTCCTCAGATTACGAACCCGAATCTGATTGTGAACTTTGATTTGTCAACCATGAACGCATGACAGTAAATGACTACATATCACAGAAGTTTCAGACCTTCGGCATCAACTTGTCGGAGGCTGACCTTTTGGAGATAAGTTTTTCTTCAGAAGTAAGCGGAGAGGATGAGATGGGCCCGTCAAACATCGGACTTGTTTCAGTGGCTATGGCGAAGTTCATCCCCTCTCTATTACTCCGTGCCACTTCCATCAGTGAGAACGGTTTCTCTATGTCATGGGATACAAAAGGCGTAAAGGAATACTATTCTTTCTTGTGCAAGAAGTATGGTCTTGAAGATACGTTAAGCGATAAACCTAAAGTCAGATTCCTATGATATTTGCTCCACATACATTACAGGTTAAGGTCTTTACTCCGATGGAAACAGACGAGTTTGGCCGACCTATCCCCGGAACCGGTGGTGAAAGCTGGCAGGACGTGTGTAAATGCCGTTGTGATGATAACTCGACCAAGGAGTTTACTTCGGAGAACGGTGAGGTGTTCCGACCGAATTATCACGTAGTCTGTGAGAAGAAAATCTCACTGAGTGCTGGTGATGAAGTCAGATGTATGGACGGTGAGAATGTCCGTGGAACTGGCAAAGTTTACATGGTGAAGAATACAAACTATTTTGGTTACTCAGAGATATGGATGTGAAGTTTGATTTTTCGGACGTGGATAGCTTTTTCGAACAAGGTTATGCCGAGGTGAAAGCCGTTGAGGAGAAGGTTGGTAAAGAGGCTGTCGATTACGCTGTAAAGAATGGCAACTATCAGAACCGGACTGGAACACTCCGTAAGTCAAATAAGTATTCAGTTGAGGATGACGGATTGGTGATTAGAAACGATGCTGAGTATGCCTCGCACGTCGAATCTAAAGGCTATGAAGTATCAACTGGTGCGGCTCTATACGCTGAGAAACGATTGAAGGAGGAAGTCAAATGATAGTAACTACCGACATCGCGAACATACTCTACCGTGATTGCCAGCCTTTCGGTATTCCCATCGTTCCTCACGGCAAGAAGCTGACGGGCGAATTGAAATCCGAAAGGATTGTCATTCATGCCAAGAAACAACAGCCAAGCAAATATTGGAAGAAATCTTTCGTAGAAGTGAACCTTTGTGTTCCCGACCTGAAAGACGGTGAAGCCAACACCATCCGTCTGAACGAGCTGGAGAAACAGGCGCAAGAATTGTTTGACGGAATAACCGGACGCTATGATGGTACCACCTATCATTATTCCATCGAGTCAATCGGAACTGAGGAGGACACATCCTTAAAGTGTCACTATGTGAATGTAAGAATTTTGTTTGAAGTTTTAAATGTGAAATAATATGGCAGAATCAAAGAAAATCACCGCCGTGAATATCAAGAAACTTTGGTATGGCGAGACAAATGCTATCACAGCAGATTTGACTGGGCAGGCTTTATATACTCTTTTACAAGGTGAAACCTTAAAAGAGGTTAAGAATATCCATCAGGATACATGGACACTTGAAGAAGCGGAAGCAAGCCGCACTAACTACAAGAACCAGCTTACCGGTCAGACTTATCGTAGTGATAAGGAAATGGGCGATGTAACCGTGAACTTCACCATTGGTGAGTACGACTATCCGACCAAGAAAGACCTCATGGGTGGTGATGTAATTAACACTGATAAGGGTTGGAAACGAGCAAGAGGCAAGGTAAACATTGAGAAGTTACTTGTCGCTTTGACTGACGATGACCAGTATTGTGTGATTCCCCGTGCTGACATCGGTGCACGTGAAGCCACAACAGACAAGGCTGTCGGTATTCCTGTAAGTGCGGTGGAACTGGAACCACAAAATGCAGAAGTTGCACCGGAATACTGGTTTGACTCATCTGAAGTAAAAGCAGGTGCTTAATGCCTATCCAATAGGTAGAGATTGAATTCCATAACAGGGGTGGGCTTTATGGCTTCACCCCTTAATTTTTATCTTTTATCAGAATGAATCAAGGAGCAAAAATAGTAACTGAATCCATTATCGGAAGTGATTTCAGAACGGTGTTTGTCGCTGGGAAAGCCTACACGGTCTACCCTCCTACTATCCACAAGCTGGCCGGGGCAATCTCCCATTTGTCAGGCGTACAAGAAGCAGACAATTTGAAAGAAGTGCTTCTCTCCCTTGGAGAAAGCGAGGCTTACAGCAAGGCTCTCTCCTGGCTGATAGCTGGTGACGAAAACTTGAGTGAAGAACTGGCAAAAGGAACATACGAAGAAAACGTAAATGCTTTAGATGAAGCACTCTCTATGATTGACTCAAAGTTTTTTCTCAAAGCTGTCAGCTTGGCGAGGAACGTAAGTCTGCTGGCAGCGAAACCGAGGTCGTAGGAAATGATACTCTCTTGGGACAGATTGCATCGTTCATGGAAAATCTGCATCTGTCATACCGGGAAGTGGTCTATGAGATACCATACAGGAATTTAGTATTAATGCAGCGTGACAAGCTCCATACAGTTACCGGTACCAAGGTTACAAAGGTGAAGGGTAAGGACATGGCTTCGCGCAGAAGAAGAAACAAGAAATAGATATGGCTACACTCATAATAAAAAATATACCTATTAGAATTGCATTATTCTGTAAAAATAATATTTTTGCGTTATCAAATATTATTTTTACACAAATGAGAAAATGCAAGTGGGTAATATATACAGTTATTATAGGACTAATTCCCATATTCTTAAGGATAATTATGTGCCTGTTTTCACTTAATAAAGATTGGGAACAATTGATAAGTCCTGTGGATGTCGCGTTCTTTGGACTTACTTTAAATTTGACAAATTTAAACGAGTTAAATGGAGAAACAGAACTGACTCCAAAAGAAAAATCAACATTTATTGGTTATTCTGTTATCTTCATTGTTATACTGTCAGCGATTGTTGGTGTATTATACTTTGCGGAACAAACAAAAGGATACATTGTTGATAAAACCGTTGTATTTGTTTGTTCGATTTTATTATGCATAGTTTCTTACTTGTTTAGTAATGCTATTATGAACAAATTAAATTCTTTAGACAATGGGAACAATTGATATTATATTATTAGCATTGACTATTATTGTTTGCCTGTCTGGAGGATATGTAGCAATTAAGTCAATTATGGAAAGCCGAAATAAGAGTATAAAACAATTTAATAAAAATAGAGAAGATCGAAGAAAGGAATTTGAAAATGGATAATATTAAGTCATTTATTTATTTGGATGAATATAAAATGTACTCTATATCTTCCCAACTTTTTGAAGGATTAACAGAATATATATTAAGTGGTGAAAAAGAATCCATCACAGAATCTGAACAACAAAAAGGTAGCTTGGGTAGTGGTAGAGTTATGGGAGATATTCTCGTCAAAGAAAAGGATTCTTCTGAAAAACGTTTTTTACATGATTATGCTTTTGAATTATTAGAAAAAGAATTAGAAGCAAGAGGAAAGTTATATACTCCATGTAATACTGACACAATTGAAGATATTATTGATAAAAGCTTTATAAGAATTAAAGGAAAAATATTTTTCAATGACTACAAGGCTTCAACAGATACTTTGCTAAATTTTAATACATTAGGTGAGGGACTTGGTTATATCCAATATTTTGACAATTCAGGAAAAGTAAAGGATGAATTAAAAGAACTAACAAATAAGGCTAAAGATAGAGAGCAAAGGAACAAAGTTGGGCTTCTAAAAAAAGAAATCGATAAAAGGTTTGAAGAATATTTAAAAGGTAATGGTTTAAGATTAGATGAGAAGTGGCTCGATCATTTAAAAAATATCGTGTTATACGGCTATAAAAACAATCTTGAAATCTTACTCCCTGCTCCTAACAATATTTTATTTTCATCTGTACTAAATAGAGATTTTTTAAAAGAAAATATAGATTCATTGATATACAAGTATTCTAGAAAGAGCGAAGTTGAATTTACAATTATTGGTACTATTACACAAATAGGTAATAGTAGAGCAAATTTGGATGATGTTCATGGAGAGGGGAATGCGTTTAAATCAGCTAATCGAAATATCCTCAACATATTAGCAAAGTTGGAAGATTCCTTTACCAGTAGATTAGAAAATGAATGTATAATTGACCCAATAGCTATATATCGGGAGTTGTGATTTTCCTTATTAATAAAGCCGGATAATTTCCGGCTTTATTTTGATTCCATTTCCATTATTGTACTTTTTATAGCATTTACGTGTTCTAAATGGCAGGCTCTTGATATTAGATGGATATAAATATGCCTATCTGCTTTAATTTCAATAGGCGTATTTATTATGTTGATAATACTATTTGATGATATATACTTATCAAACATTCTTGAGAATAGGAGACTTCTGAACTTTTGAGGCGTCAAAGCCTTATCCCTTCTTGGAATATCATGCATATCATCACAATAAAAATACAATATAAGGTTATTGTTATCATTAAGAACTTTGCCTATGATATCTGATATTTTAAGCAATATTCCAATATCGGTTGGATTCTCCCCTTTAACCCTCTCTAAGGTAACATCTGCTATTTCTATATCCCGAATTGATTTACGCACTTCACACGGAATTATATCTTGGTTGAAAGGAGACAATATAATTCGATATTCATCATTCGATTTTGAACTAATAGAAATGGAAATTTCCTCCATCTAAAAAAATTATGCTTTTATTTCGATATTAAATGCTTTTTGATTGCGCAATTTTTCTTGCTGAGATAATTTCCTGTCTCTCAGTTGATTTATAAAGTTTAATAAGCCCTTAGAAGGTTTCTCTATTATCAATGTCTCTTGTGTATAAGTAGAAGTTTTCATATCCAGTAATGTAACTTTGTTACGAAATGATGTTGCAAATATAACAATAAACATCAAACAATAGCATTATTATGAGTAGCAACATTATGATTTTAACTATTATTACTAATAATATTATCATCAATAGCAATATTAGTTCTAATAAGATGTACTTTATGGTTTATAAAGTTTAATGAAGAAGACAGTAATAGAGAAAGTGTTTTTATTCTTTATCTCATTATAAAAAATAAATTAACCCCGAACCTCAAGGAACGGGGATGGAACGGTTATTTATAGTATATAATTTTATAATCATTCAGTTCAGATAAACTATTAGAATCATATACAACTAACTTCCCTTTTATTAAAAGTATTACTTCATTATCCATCAATTTGGGAACTAAACTTTGTGCCATATTTTTCTCCTCTTCTGAAACATCTTTTCCCCATGTTCCTTTTAAAAGGTTAATGGCATTTTCATTAGGAATTTTATTGTGTTTAGCTATTGTTTTCTGCTGGATTTCTTTTTCAATAATGCTCCTTATCCTGCTAATGTCGTTTGTCATTCCCCATATTTTGAAGAATAGGATAATTTGTAAGATGCCGAATACCAGCATAACAATAGAAAGAAATTCCATCATAGTCTTTCGTTTTTAATGATTATACATTCGGATTCAATTTTATCTCCTTTCCGCAATGAGGGCAATGTATAACCCCCTCTTTAGGTTTTTCAAAGAGTTCTGTTACTGGCACGCCTAAAGCAGCGGCGATTTGTTCTAATCTCTTTAATGGTGGGTTTCCATTATCTCCCATGGCGATACTTAACCCAGTTTCAGTCATACCGATTTTTGAAGCCAGTTCTTTTGCGGTAATTCCTTTTTCTCGCAACAATTCTTTAATTCTCATTTAAATTTGATTTTATAGTACAAAAATATCTATTACTTAAATAATAGGCAAATAATTTAAATGTCAATTTTATATTTAACTTTTATTGTCTATAAAGACTTGTGATATAATTTAAATATCAGTTATATTTGCGGTGTAAAATTTAAACAGCATTTAAAGAACTGATAAATATAAGAACTATGGCAACAGAAAAGAGAAACCTATTAAAAGAGATTATGAGCCTTGCTTGGTCATTTGCACGCAAGAACGGTTATTCAATGAGTGAAGCTTTGAAATGTGCGTGGACTAATATCAAACTTCGTGCATTGCTTCATAAAAAAGTGGTTGAGTTCTATTTCAAAAAAACAGACGGCACGCTGCGTCAGGCTTTCGGTACTTTAATGAGTGGTAGAATACCAGAAACAAAGGGTACAAAGAAAACAGCAGATAACTGCCAAGTGTACTTCGATTGTGAAAAAGAAGAATGGCGTTGTTTCAAAAAATGCAACCTTATGAAGATAGCTTAGTATTAACATTAAAACAATATAGATATGGATTTTTCAGAACTTAGTAAAAAAATGGGTGGTCTTACTGCAGAGCAAATTTTTGAGTTAGCCACACTTGGTAAAGGTATTTTAAACATGTATGGCAGTGTAGACTTGGCTTCTAACCTAACTAACCTTGTAAGCCATATAATTACAGTTGATGATTTTGATATCGAAGAAAATAAGTATGCGATTGATGCTGTTTTACGTATATCAAAAATGCTGTCAGATTTAAACGCAAAATGTTGGGGTGAGCGAAAAACAATGCTCGGACTTACTGGCGTACATATGGATAATGCAATCTATGGATTAGGTAATGCAGAAAAGATAGAAGATATAAATCTAGTCAGAAAAGCATCATAAAAACTCTCACACACGATTATGATTCTTAGAATAAGACCGCCACCTTATTGTCAATAGCGAGAATTTAATAATATCATTAACTTAAAAGTTTCATTATGAGCAAGAGATTTAAACTAGCAGTATTGCCTAAAGAAAAGCAACTGGATAATGTCAAGTATGCTTTGAGAATTGAAAATCCATCTGCACTAGGTAATGTATATGGATTAACAGAAGAAGAACTAAAAGAACTTCAAAGTCTTATTAATGAGTCATTGAAACAGTAAAAATGGATATAACGGTTATCAGACCACCACCGATAATTTACCTGCACACAATTATTTTGAAACAATCAGCCAAATGTTTGTTCTAAACACGGTAATCTTTAGGACAAATATTTGGCGGTTGGTAACTTTGCTTTAGAACAAAATGCGCTTCGTGGCTGTAGCGTTACAAAGATATTCAAGGCATTTCTTTCAAGGGGTAAACAGCCACTTTAGACCTCTTATAAGATTTGCCTTTTTATATGTCAGGCGTGATAGGTCAAGGCAAGCCATTCAGGTGTGCATGGGTTCAAATCCCAGCTTGCTACAAATTCAGTCAAAATAAAATCCCCAAAGGCGGAAGTGACTGAGCTGCCAATGGGGATATGTCAAATTTCAAATTTGGACAAAAATATGAATAAAATCCAGATTTTCCAAAATGAGCAATTTGGAAAGGTGAGAATTACTATGAATGAGAATGATGAACCGTTATTTTGCTTGGCAGATGTAGCAAAAGCACTTGGCTATTCAAACCCTGCAAAAGCGGTTATAGACCATTGCAAGGGGGTTACTGTTTTGGAAACCCCTACTCAGAGTGGTATACAACCTATAAAATATGGCAAAGAGAGCGAAGTTTATAGATTAACAATGAAATCAAAACTGCCCAATGCAGAAAAATTTCAAGATTGGGTTTGTGATGAAGTTCTACCCTCAATTCGCAAGCATGGTGCATACATGACACAAGAAACGCTTGAAAAGGCTTTGACCTCACCTGATTTCTTAATTCGGCTTGCAACCAACCTGAAAGAAGAAAAGCAGAAACGAATTGAAGCCGAACAAAAGGCAGAACTTGCAGAACAAACAATAAAGTCCAATGCACCTAAAGTCCTATTTGCTGATGCAGTTTCAACTTCTCAACGTTCATGCTTGGTAGCCGAGCTTGCAAAGATATTGCAACAGAATGGCGTGAATATAGGTCAGAACCGTTTGTTCACTTGGATGCGTGAAAATGGCTACTTATGCTCAAAAGGGCAATATTACAACCAGCCCACACAAAAGTCTATGGATTTAGGACTGTTTGAACTGAAGCAGACGACAATAAACAAGCCAGATGGTTCAATACTTGTTTCTACAACCACAAAAGTAACAGGTAAAGGTCAAGTTTACTTTGTGAATAAGTTTTTGGGTAAAGATGCAGCTTGATTATGAGAGAAGCATTTAAAATAACGGCAGGTTTGCGATTTGGCAGACTTGTCGTTCTAAAACAGGTAGAACGAAAATCTGATGATAAAGACAAGCATTTCAAGTGGCTTTGCCAATGCGATTGCGGCAAAACTTGTGTTGTTCGTTCAAGTAATTTGAGAAATGGGATAACAAAGAGTTGTGGGTGTTCAAAGTTTGATATAAAAGATATTACAGGTCAAAGGTTTGGAAGATTGATAGCTTTAAAACACGTTGGATTCGCAAGTAATCATGTTGCATTATGGAAATGTAAATGCGATTGCGGTAAGATGATAGTCGCCAGAGAATGCAATTTACATAGTGGCATAACTAAAAGTTGTGGCTGCTTAAATGTGGAAAGAACAAAAGAAACTAATATAAAACACGGTAAAACACATACAAGGCTGTATAATATATGGTCTAAGATGAAAGAACGCTGTTGCAATCCTACAAGAAAAGCATATAAAAATTATGGTAAAAAAGGTGTTAGTGTTTGTGATGAATGGCTAAACGATTTTCAGAAGTTTTGCGATTGGGCAATAGTAAACGGTTATAAAGAAAATCTTACAATAGACAGAATAAATTCAGATGGCAATTATGAGCCTAAGAATTGCAGATGGGTAACTTTAAGTGAAAATGTAAGGCAGAAATATAAATCTGACTTTATAACTGTTGGCAATAAATCTTTAACTATACATGATTGGTCGCAACGGTTAAATCTATCTCAAGATACTTTGCGAAACAGATATAAAGAATTTGGCAAAAAATGGGTTGAAGAAGCGATAAAAACTGTATTAGAAACAGGTGATAATAGCCATATCTATAAGCGGAAAGAATATGCTAATGGTAGAATAAAACATCGAAAAAACATAAATACGCAACAATAGTTTATTTGTTCGGTATTCATTCCTCTAAAATCTGAATGTTAATGAAATGAATAGTAATTTCAAACCATTAATATTCAGATTTTTATATATGCGATTTAAGGGTGATATTTCAGGATTGGACGAACTTCAGGAACGGATTGACGATGCGTACTTCTCTGTTCTTTCAGAAGTTGGCAGGAATGCGACACGGAACGCAAAGAATCAAAAGACATTTCAAAACAGGACAGGGAACCTTGCCAATGCAAACGGTGGGTGCGTTGTCCGCAATGGTCAGATTGTGGATATGTGGGTGGAAACGGACGGCTCCCATCCCGATGCAGTGAAGAAAACAGAGAATTTGCTTATCTATTCTGAAAAGCCCAAAGACGGACTTTATTTGGCCAATGGAATGGAATATGCGAGCTATGTGGAAAGTAAAGGGTTTGAAGTGATACTAACAAATGGGGTCTTATTTGCGGAACGAAATATTAATAAGAAACTTAATATAAAATGATATGGCAGGTATATTTTCAGATGTAAGTACTGATATTCAGAAGTTAAGACAACTGAAAGCGGAAATCGAGAATGTAAAAAAGGCATTGAAGGGCATAGATGTCAATGTGAAAATTGATATTGCAAAAGGAATGGAAGCCCAACTACAGTCGTTGATGAAAAAATATGATGCTTTGGTTAAGAAGGTTAGTGAAGCGGAAGGAAAAATTATGAGTTCAACCAAACGCATCAATGATGCCTCAGAAAAGATAATCAAGGCGCAAGAACAACTGTCAAAGGCAGCTGGAATGAATACAAAGCCTGATAATGGAAATGCTGACGTTTCATTAAATAATGTAGGCACAGCAAATGTACAGGCACAGGCCAAGGCTTATGATGAATTGGCGAAAGAAATAGATTCCGTAATGGGAACACGTTCTCAAAACATTAAGCGGATGATAGATGAACAGAATGCTATCCGTTTGATTAACGAGGAAATAAAGAAACTCACCAAATTTCAGACAGGTAATTCGACGCTTACAAACACACAGCAAAAACGATTAGAACAACTCAACAACTCGTTACTGACACACAAAGCGGCTTTGTCTGATGTACGGCAGACATTAATGAATAATGTCAAATTAGATAATTCCGCAACAACTTCAATGAACGGGATTTCTCAGTCGTTATCACGTATGAGGATAGCTTATCGTGAATTGACAGAGGAAGAACGTAATTCACCATTTGGAAAAGAATTGCTTGCATCTATTCAGCAGGCAGATGCGAAAATTAAGGAACTAGATGCTACAATAGGGAATCACCAAAGGAATGTTGGGAATTACGCTAAAGGATATAACGGCTTGAATATGTCCGTCCAGCAGATTGTGAGAGAATTGCCATCCGCTGCGATGGGATTAAATATGTTTTTCTTGGCTATTTCAAATAACCTGCCTATTCTGACAGATGAAATTAAGCGTGCAAAGGCAGCCAATGAAGAATTAAAAGTCTCCGGACAAAAAGGTATTCCTGTTTGGAAACAAGTTGTGTCATCATTATTTAGCTGGCAATCTGCACTAATGGTAGGTATTACTTTGCTTACGGTTCACGGAGATAAGGTTTGGGAATGGGCTAAGAGGATTATAGTTGGAGAGTCAGCCGCGGAAAAAATGAAAAAAACGTTGATAGAGTTGAATGAGATAGAGAAAAATGCTTATGCGACTCAAATCAAAACGAGAATGGAGCTTAATGGAATTATTTCTTCAATAGAAAAATTCAATGGCACAAAAGAACAGGAGAAACAAAAAATAGATGAATTAAATTCAAAATATGGCTCAATATTTGGCGCTTATAACAATTTGGCGCAATGGTATGATGTTTTGATTAATAAAGGAGACGCTTATATTAATTCTTTATTTGCTCAAGCCAAAGCCCAGTCTTACATACAAAAAGCAATGGAAGCAGAACAAAAAATTAGAGATATAAAAGCTAATGGAATTGAATCATATAGACCAACTTGGGGAGCTGGTGGAAAAGTCTATCAATTCTTTGGCGGAGGTAAAAAGAATCAATATGGAAGTGATCCTGCAGAGCTTGCGTATAATGCTGCATTAGCACAAGCGGAGAATGAGAAAAGTAATGCATTAAAAAATGCAGAAGAAGCACAAAGCACGTATTTAAATGAAATAAAAAAAGGAGGAATTTTTGATTACAGAACAATTATCAACAAAGATGCCGAGCGACAAAAGAAGGAGCAGCAACAGCTTGCAGAAGAACTCCTTCAGCTTCGCAGGAGCAATCAGCAGGAAGAAATCAACCTGATGGAAGAAGGTTCTGAAAAGAAACGCAGACAGATTGAGCTGGATTACCAGCGAGAAATCGACGAAATTAGGAAACAGCGCAAAAAATGGGAAGATGCACAAGAAGGAAAACTTACGTCTGAGCAGCGGGAAGTATTAGGAAGTCGTGCGTCTAATGCCATGACGTCGCGTGAAAAAGGTCTGGCCGAAATTACAGAAACTGAAAATCAAGCTGCAATCGAGGCCAACGAACGTTACCTGAAAAGCTATGGTACATTTATGCAGAAACGTGATGCAATCATAGCCGAGTACACCCGTAAAATCTCAGAGGCCACTACTCAGGGAGACAAGGACATACTCCAAAAAGAAATGGATAAGGCACTCTCCTCCCTTGATCTTGAGAAGCTGAAACAGGGAATCAACTGGGAACTTATCTTCGGTGACTTGGACAAGGTATCCAAAAAGTCCCTGAACAAGGTAAAGCAGCAGCTTAGGGACTTCAAGAACTCCGAAGAATACAAGAATATGGCTGTTGACCAGAAGAAGGTCATTGACGAGGCTTTAAGCAACATCCAGTCAACCCTTATCGACAAAGGAGGATTGCTGGCCGACCTACCCGAACAGTTAAGCGAATTGGCCAAGGCACAGGAAGAACTGTCACAAGCTCAGGAGGAATACAACGAAGCCATGAGAAGCGGAACAGATGAACAGAAGGAAGCGGCCACGAAGAAACTGAATGATGCCCAGAAAAGACAGCAGAACGCTCAGGTCAATGTACAAAAGTCGACAGATAAAACGACAAGCAACCTTGTCACATTGTCGAACGTCATTACCCAGCTTGGTTCAAACTCTGAAATTTCCCTCTCTCAGGTCGGTGATTTGGCCGGAAATATAGTAGACATATTTGCAGAAGAGAGCGAGAAACTTGGAGGTATAATTGGAGCTGCATTTTCTCTTTTAGATGCCATCGGGACACAGGGGTTGGATGGTTTCATAGGTAACATATTCAGTAGTGTCTTTAAGTCTGTAGGTGGAATATGGGATACCCTGACTTTCGGAGGATTCAGCAAACTCTTCGGTATTGGAGGAAACGAAAAAGAGGTGCAGGATACAATCAACAGACTCACGGACAGAAACGAAAAGTTGCAGTCTGCCATCGAATCCCTTACAGAAGAAATGAAATCCAGCAAGGGAAGCGAGAAATCCGTAGCAGAGTACAATAAAGCCATCAAGTATCAGGAGGAATACAACAAGAATGTCCTTTCAAAAGCGCAGGCCAATGCTGGCTATCACAGTAAACATCATAGCTGGGCCTATTACATGGGCTGGTCGGAAAGTGACATACAATGGATTCGGGAAAATGTCATGGCAGAGTTCACAGGTACAGATTCCTTGTGGCAGATGTCTCCGGAGCAGATGGATTTATTACGTCAGAATGTGGATTTGTGGCAGAAAATGGCCGATTCAGGGAAAGGAGGCTATGGGAATGGTGTCGTTGAAGCACTAGGTGAATATGCAGATCTGGCCGGAAACCTCGAAGAACTGAAAGAAGGGCTTTTCGAACAGCTTACCGGAATAAGTTTTGATTCCATGTATGACAGTTTCATAGATACTCTCATGGATATGGATGCCTCGGCGGAAGATTTTGCGGATAACCTATCCGAATACTTTATGCGTGCCATGCTTTCAGATAAAATCGGTAACATGTACAGCCAGAAGCTGGAAGACTGGTGGAACAGATTCGGTGAAAGTATGAAGGACGGAAACCTGAGTGAGAGTGAACGTAATTCACTCCAAAACGAATATATGGGGTACGTGAATGAAGCATTGAAACTACGGGATGAACTTGCCGCAGCTACCGGATACGACAAGGCTGGCAGCAGTTCCCAGCAGTCGGCCTCCAGCCGCGGATTCGGTACGGAAATGACGCACGAGGATGCCGGAGAACTGAGCGGTCGGTTCACTGCCGTGTATGAGTCCAATCTTCGTATTGAGACGGCAGAACAGCAGCAAACGATAGCTATTACCGAACTGCGAGGCTCCATCAGTGCCTTGACATCACAAGTGACCGGCCTATACAACATCGCCGACGAGACACGTACTATCCTGGCCAATTCCTATTTGGAGTTACAGCAAATCAGAGAGAACACAGGCGAAATTGTCAAACCTATCAAACAGATGCAGGCCGACATTGCCGAAGTGAAACGTAATACAGCAAGATTATGACAGGAGATTTATTTATTAACGGGAAGGATGCCTGGAGCACATGGGGTGTCCGCATGGGTGACGGTTTTCTCGATGCTATCGACGGATTCAATCAGATGAAAGACTACATCGAAGATGAGAGCCGTCTGGAGCACGGGAAGCGAATAATAACCGACAATGCAAAAGTAGCATCGCGTGAAATCACTCTCCAGTTCACCATAGAAGGAGACTCAGAAGGTGACTATCGGACAAAGAAGAAAGCCTTTCAGTCAGAACTGGAGAAGGGAGCCGTAAACATCAAAATCCCCGCTCTTGGGAGCGAAGTCTTCAAGCTGGTTTACCTGGGGAAAAGCATCTCTTACGGGTTAAGTATTGACAGGTGTTTCGGTAAGGTTTCAAGTAAGTTTTGCGAACCGAATCCCATGGACAGAAGCGAATAACAAACATTTCCTTTATTGTTTCAAATGGAAGTCCGGATTTTTAGGGCTTCCATTTGTTATTTATGAACTTTGGGGATATGATTGAAATTAAGGACATATCCGGAAAAACAAGGTTCTCTACCCCTATCAACAAAGGGGCGAAGGGAAAGTTTACACTGATGAAAGAGGACTACATCGTTCTCCCCTTTTCCGTGCCTGAACCTATATATTTTAAACTTGGTGACTATGTAGACCTTTCTGGGGTTCTGGATGATTCTCTGGGCGGATTACTTTCAAAAGTATATGAGGTAACTGACTTGCAGAAACCTTCTTTCAATGCTTCTACCGCTGGATATGATTATGAGCTGAAACTGGATGCTTACTACTGGAAGTGGAAAAACAAAATTTTCAAATACACTCCTGAACATGCTGGATATGAAGCGTCATGGTCTCTCACCGCAGCCCTTGATGTACAGCTTGGTGTGTTCTTACGTAACCTGAAAGCTTTGGGATATACCTATAAGGGAAAAGAATTCGTATTTGAAATAGATTCAACAGTAGAGAATAAGGCAGTTGCAATGACGTATGACAATATGAACCTGCTGGATGCCTTATTCTCAATGGCGGGTGAGGATAAGTGGAACTGTGATTGCTGGATAACGGACAACGTAATTCATTTTGGGCGAAACGAATTCGGTGATGCCGTGAAAATCGAGTTAGGGGCTGAAGCGTCTGCCATGACTCGCAGTGAGAGCAAAGGCACTTATGCCACCCGCATTTATGCATTCGGATCTACAAGAAACATACCTGAGAACTACCGTTCCATTGAAGAGCAGACGGTAGTAAACGGAGTTGTGCAAAGACGACTTATGCTTCCCGCTGGTACGCCATACATAGATGTGTATCCTGACATGAGCCAGGAAGAAGCAATTGAAGACATCGTGGTATTTGACGAGGTATATCCCCGACTTGAAAGTACGATGTCAAGTGTATCTACGAGGACGGAAACCGTTACAAATGAAGACGGAGGTCAGGAAACCGTGACTTACTATCGCTATCGTGATACTGGCCTGAATTTCTCCAAGGACTACATACTTCCGGGACAAGAGCTGACAATTATCTTTCAGTCCGGCAAAATGAATGGATTGGAGTTCGGTGTTATTTTTGACCCGGACAACAACGGAAGCCAGCTTTGGGAAATTGTCCGCAGCGAAGACTACGGACGTCCATTGCCGGATGATACCATATATCCTGAAAATGATGACAAGTATATCCTTTCCGGTTTTGATCCAAAGTTTGTTTCTGTACAAATGATTCCGGACGCGGAGCAGGAACTGAAAGAGAAGGCACAGAAGATAGCAGACCAGCGAAAAAAGGACGATGGTACATACTACACTACCCTCCGGTCAGAATGGGTTAATGAAGACAAGCTGAAACGCTTTTTCGAGTTCGGGCAAAAGATAAACCTGGTCAATAAAGCCTTTTTTGAGAATGGCCGTGAAAGCCGTGTTCTCGGATGGGAGTTTAACCTTGACATTCCATGGGATTCTCCGGTATATACTATTGGGGAAAGTATGCCCTACTCTCGCCTTAATGATGTGGAAGAGAAACTGGAGTCGATTACGTATAAAGGGCATACTTATGTTGGAGGCGGAGGAAGTAGCATATATGTGATTAAGACCAATGATTCTACTGCCCCATCGGACAGTAACGTATTTTCGGCAAAACGGTCACTTGCAACATTATTGAGAAAGGACAAGGAAGACCAGACAAACTATCTCATTAAGCTTCTTGGCGGTATCATATCTCCTTTCCTGGAATCAATTGACTTCGTGACCGGAATGATGGGTGCTGGTATGTCATTCTCTTCAGAAAAGGGCGGCGAGTCTGTCGGATGGATTGACAAACTGTACGTGCGCAAGAAAGCTATCTTCCAGTTACTTTCAATAATGGAGACCGAGCTGGCCGGAGCTTCCTTCATGTTCAACGCCAGCGGGGCCAGAGCAACGATTACTAAGGTCGAGTTTATAGAAAAAAAGGGAATTCGTTTCAAGGATGGTAAAGGAGTCAAGTTCTCAGACGGGAAAAGAGGTTACTCATCTCCTGGAACTTATGGTTCTGTTTATCGCTGTTACTTCCTTGCAGATGATGGTGAGAAAGCCATAGAAAATCGTTTTAAGCCAGGGAATTTAGTACGCTCACAGTCCTTTAATATTAAGGAAGGCGCGTATGACGACGTATCCAATCACTATTGGTGGCGTCTGGTGGAAAATGTTGGTGATAACTGGATAGAGGTATCCGTGAATCATTGTGACGAAGGCAGCGACATACCCAAAGTGGGTGACGTAATGGTACAACTTGGAGACATAGCCGACCCGGACTATCAGGCTGCAATCGTGTTGTCTGCATACGGAGACGGTGCGCCTTCTCTTACCTTCTATCAGGGGATAAATTCTTATTCATTAAGCGAGAGAGACATACTTACGGCAAGGTATGACCAAGTTACGAAAGAATGCCGATTCCAAATCGGCCATGAAGGAAAGAATGGCTGTTTCCTTTATTCACCATCAAAGGGATTGCGTGTTGAAGGAATGATTGAAGTACTGGGCGGTAACGGTATGTCAAACTTTGACGATGCTTTGGACTTCGCCGAACAGGTGAATGACCGTATGGCCCAGTATATCGGATATGATGGATGGGAAAGCCTGGTTGGTGAAGCGCTGGCAGGTAGGACTATAATAAAAGGCGGGGTTATCAATACGGACTTGATAAATGCGGCTGTCATCATCACATCGAAATTGATTGCCGGTGCCATCAAAGCCAAGAAACTTGAAATTGGTGATGGGAAAAAAATCTATTCAACGATAGATACGGATGGAAGAGCAACATTTGTTGATGTTACAGCTATTAATGGATATTTTGAGGACGTGCTTATGCGCGGCTCCCTTAGAAGTCCATTTTCCAAGGTATCCGATTCATTTAACACGAACTACAATGATAACATCATTATTGAAGGTGGAGGTTCCTGGACAAAGGTATATTCAATACCAACAGGAAAAGAACAGATAGGAAGAAAGATTACCGTATGCTGCATTGGTACAGGAGAGGCGTCAATCTCATCAAGTAATGCAAAGTTCTACGAATATGGAAGAAGTTACAATGAGTTGATATTGAACAAGGAGATAGTTCAGCTGATTGGCTATGGTCTTGGTGATATATTCTACGGTTGGATTGTCACATGCCGGGAGGACTTGGATGTCAACTACGCAATGGGGCGTCCTGATAAGGTATTGGCCAGAGGTTATGTTGATTTAAGAGATGATTCAAAAAAGTATTACACATTCGATGGCAGTACATTGTCATTTACCAAAGTATCCAGCAAAGAATATAGAGTAACCATGCCAACCCAGTGGGGCACAGTTAAAGATGAATATATGGTAATGGTCACTCCGATGATGAGAGTCGGACTTTCATCCGGGACATATTACGTAAGCATCGAAAGTGATACGGAATTCTCCCTGAATTACATGGCATATGGTACCGGTCAGGGAGGTGCTTTCTTCTTTGAAGTAAAAAGAATGGGATTTTATTAGTTATAGACAAGGCAATTATAATCTATACAGCGTTGGAAACATCATTAATAACTATAAATTAAAAACAATTATGGCAGCAGAAGAAGATTTTGTATTAAGCTTTACAGGTGAAGAAACTGACAATCTATTGAAACATACAGAAAGTATGAAGAATCAGACAACGGAAGAAGATGGTGAAACGGTACAGGTGTACGATACAAACGGCGTTCCGCATAAAGTGTCGAAAACGGAGCTACTGAAGAAGTCTACACTGGCTCTTCCAGCTTTGGAAGACATCTCCAGTTTTGTGGCCGTGAATGCCGCCGGAAATGCAATCGGATTGATGACAAAAGAACAGGTTGCGTCAGTTCTGGCGGGACTGATGGGAGTTGGGTTTCTCGAAAAAGGTAATTATCACGATATTAATGAAGTGGGCACATATACGACTTATTCTAATACGCCACAAGCTGGCCCATTTTTCTCGATTCAATGTGGCGATTCATGCATTCAGGAGTCAATGTCCTATGGTGGCTATTCTTTAATGATTAGATCTTACAATCATGTTGACGGGAAGTGGAATGAATGGAAGAGCATTGCCATATAACGCATGTTATACTACGGCTATTTAATACCCAATACAGTTACAAAAATATATGCAGGATTTGTACCTTCTCCAGCTTTTATGCGAAAATAGCTATCTGTATTTTCTTGATCTATCTGACTCAGACAGCTTTTCATTTTAAATTTGTTTCCATGATGTCCAACTATTATAATGCATTCTTATATATGCTAATCCATTATCTCCACCTGCACATAATTGCATACGAATCCATCCGTCACAAGAAAATGCCACTAATATGCCATAATTCACAGGCATATTGTCCTGTTGTGAGTCAAATTTATAAACTCCGTTTTTTACGTTATTGGCATCACCTTTCAAATTTAATCCAATTGCACTCAGGAAACCTGATTTTGACATTAATCCATCATTTTTTAAAGTAGCCGTTCCAATAAGTTCCGCCAGGACTTATGGGTATGAATGAAAACAACTGAAATAAAGAAAGCTGTATTGAAAATTATTTGACTGGTAGAAATTGGGTAGAAAATAGTAACTAGCTTGCTTATTCTACCCGGCTTCTACCAACTTACTGACAAGGCGTGTCAGTCGATTTGAAACCTTTTATTCTTTGTTCGTTTTTATATCATTTACCTTCGCTGAAAAAGGATGGTAAATGAGTAGTTTTGTGTGTGAAATAGTAGTTACGCCCATGAGCGTGTTCCATTAAGTTGGGATGCGCTTGTGGGCATTTTTTGTTTAATCTAAAACCTTAGTAAGATGAAAAGATTCGTTTTCATGATGGTCGCACTGCTGATGTGCGTAGTGAGTGTTTTCGCGGAGACTTCCGTTAGTGTAGAACCTTCCGTTCCGGAGTTCCTGACCGGATTTGCCAGCTTCACCGGGCTTGTTACGGTCGTGGTTCCTGCTGTAGTAGGATTTATCGCTTCGAAGCTATCCAATCCTATGAATAAGTGGGTGACTATGTGGGTAACTGCTGTAGTTGGTGTAATCGTTACCTTCTTCAGTTGGTGGATGAATCTCGGTTTCCCTCCGGCAGATGCAAGCGTCTGGGTTGTGGTGATTGATGCGTTGTTTGTCGCCCTGGCATCTACTGGTATCGTGTCGGTTGTAACAAGTGAATGGCTGTCCAGGTTGTTCGGTGGTAAGGTAAATAAGAAGTGATGCAGAACCTTATAACCGTCATAGCCCCGCAGATTCTTGTTGCCGGGGCTTACTCCTTTGTAGGAGAGATAAGAAGCGTTGTCTTTGAGCTTCGCTGGATGCTGGTCTTCATTGTAGCCATGATTATAGCGGATTTTGTCCTTGGTATCATTGACAGCGTGGTCAAGCGAGGAGAGGATTTCCGCTTTTCCAGAGCAGGCCGCCGAACGATGTGCAAGTTCATCGAATATAATTCGTATTTAGTGTTGGGATTCGGTTTTGGTGTTGCTATTCTCCAGCCTGTAGGTATTTGTTCCTATACGACATCGTCAATGTGCGGACTGGGGATAGCTATTGTATTTGAATTTGATTCAATCATGGAACATGTATGTGAAATTCACGGAATCAAGAACAAGGTTTCCATTAAGCGCCTGCTGGTGGGCTACATTAAAAAGAAGTACACAACGGCTGGCGAAATTATCGAAAAAGTTACAAAGGATGAAGAAGACAGATAGACGCCTGATAGCGGAAATCATCTACTCCGTAATCATAATATTACTTATGACAATAAGTTTCATGACCTAGTTGATATGAGAAAGATAAGGATAGGGAAAGATATATACTTCACCTGGCAGATACTCACGAACAAGGAGCCTGTTCCACTGGAAGGAAGGGACTTGAAACTCATGCTGAAGAATCCTCTAGGCAGATTTCTCGATTTCCATTTTGAGATATACCAGGGAAACAAGCTGAAATTTACTTTTCATGGAACGGACCACAAACACCTTGGTACGTATTCGCTGACTTTGTGGGAGAACTATGGTAAGGAAGGACAGACTGCCGTTGACATGTGTGAGGCTTTCAGGCTTGTTGCAACAACTTGTGAAGAGGACAGCATAAGTGTCCCTAACCTTGAAATGGCCACCGTCAACCTTGGTGCTTCTTCCATTGACATATCAACCGGTGGAAGCATTCCCATTCCTGATGCGCCAAAAGACGGGAAGATATACGGCCGGAAGGATGGAGAATGGGAGGAGATAACAGAAGCAGTATGGAATGAAGAAACAAACAGTTAAAATCAGACTTTTATGGCAACAACAAAATTAAAATTCTACAGGGGCTTAAAGGCCCGTTATGATGCAGCGTCAAAACATCTGGATGCTATCTATTTTGCAACCGACACCAAAGAACTGTTGATGAACGGTGTGAATTATGGAGGAAGCGGTGTCACAGATGTCAGTTTTGACAAAGGCAGCAATAAACTTATCGTTACCAAATCATCAGGCAAGACCGAATATGACCTGACGGAACTCATCAGGTTCAAGACATCATTGCCAGACAGCCTTGCCACTCCTTCGAAACTGGGAGGTCTTCCGGCTGGGACAAAGGTCGAGACCTTGAAGACAAAGACGCTGAGCCAGATTTTCGAGGATATTCTCTTTGAGGAAATCCAGCCGACGGTACAGGCACCAAGTGCAACAATATCATTCAAGTCTCCTTTTACCGCCAACAAGATTCTGGAGGTTGGTGAAAGCGCACCTACCTCAGAACAGATTCAGACAGGATTTAACCGTGGTAATTGTACGGTTGTTGGCCAGGCAAACAAGAACCGTGCAGGAGAACTTATCTCCGATGACCAGTCTTTCATCTATGTAGGAAACAGTACAAGCAACAAGACATTGCCGACGAAAGTTACACTCGGTACGATGCAGTACAATTACCAGGCTCATCATGGCGCAGGTGACACCTTGCTCACTTCAAAAGGAAACAAGGCGACCGTGTCCCCTAATCCGCTTCCTGAAGGTACTGTGAAATCAGGTGCTGTCTACCTTTATGGTACCTATCCGTTTTACTGTAATGGTTCTTCAGCTTCTACCTCTGCCGGAGATACCAATTTCCCGTCTGCCGCAGCTCCTGATACAAAGCTTCCGCTGCAGAAATGGACTGATACATTAATTGGAGCGAAATTTGCTTCTGAAGCAGCAACCGGAACCCGCCTTGAATTCTACTTCCCTTCAGAAAAGAATGTGTCAAAAGTCGAGTTCTATAATACGGTGTCCGGAAAGTGGGAAGTCTTCGGAACGGACAAGTACACCGTATCTGATGCAGGAAACAAGACCGTACAAAGTGTTCAGATTGCATACAAGAAGCTGACAACGACAGGTGCCATGTCCGGTGCATTACAACTTCGCTTCACAGTTTCCGATGCCGGGAAAAAACTTGTAGACGAGCCGGACACATATAATGGCGAGGAAATTACGGATGAAGTGATAGCCATGCTTGCACGAAACAGCCGTGAAGTTCCCTTTGCCATGCCGATGAACAATGTCATGCCGATGGCTTCGACAACAGGAAACCGTCCTGCGGGTGTTGCTTCCTTTGCCGTGAACTTTGAGCCTGGAGGACAGGCGCCACTGGATGCCCGTCAGCTTGTTCCAAACAAGACAGACCTTATTGCCGCAGCTACCTATTCAGGAAAGAATACTTATAACGGCATGTTGGTCGTTGTTGGAGATAACGGGGACGGCAAACCGGCTCTGTATGTCCTGAAGGACATGACAAAGATTACCCAGGCTGATTATGGCGGATGGATTCGTCTTGACGTCGGTGCACAGACACTCATCCAGATTATCAATGACCTCACAACGGGCGGGACTAATAAGGCACTTTCCGCCGAGCAGGGTAAAGTTCTGAAAGGTCTGGTTGACACACTGACAAACAAGGTCAACGCGCTTGGTGCCGTATATGTGCCAAAGGGTACTCTGGCAGACCTTAGTGCCCTGAAAGGGGTGTCTTCTGTATCGAAAGGCCACGTATATAACGTTACGGCAGAAGTTACCCTGAACGGCAAGAAATATCCGGCTGAAACGAACTTCGTCTACATCGGAGAAACGGCCAATCAGGCAAGTGTGGAAACCAACTGGGATTCCTTGGGTGGTACGGTCGATTTGACAGCGTATGCAAAGAAAGCTGACCTCGAAGGATTTCTTACCGAAGAGGATTTGGCCGGATATGCCAAGGCTGTAGATGTGGCGAACACCTATGCCACAAAAGCTGCACTGAGTGAGGCTATCGAAGGGCTTTCCTCCACTTATGCGACCAAGGCTGAACTGACCAGCTATGCAACGAACGAGACTCTGAAGCAGTATGCCACTAAACAGGATCTTGACGATGCGTTTGCATGGAATGAGGAAACCGAGTAATAACATGTGGGGGGCTTTGTATCGGAGCCCCCCATAAATCCCAATGACATGGCGAAAAAGAGATTCAACAATTATTTGAAATATGCCACCTTCAAGAAAGAACTGGAAGCCGGTAACATATTGCCTGATTCCGTTTCCTACATCAAGGAGATACGGGCTATCTATACCCATGGGGAATATTATGGCAATGGATGTATATCCAGCGTGAATGGTGGTACGGGCGAGGTCAGTGCCGAGCTTCTTCCGAACGTGTTCCATGTGTTCGGAGAAGTATCCGTACTTAACGTCACATTTGGAAAAGGCTTTCCAGGCATTGCCAATGAGTACATGTTCCAGTTTTCAAGTGGTGTTACGCCTACCGTCCTGAATCTTCCTGAAGGTGTGAAATGGATAGGAAGCAGTGTTGTCAGGGCCAACAGGACGTATCAGGTAAGTATTCTTAATAATATAGCTGTGATGGGAGGTGCTTGATGAGCTTGTTCAGACGCAGATTGCTTATACTGGCGGCCATGAATAATGGACTGCCTAATATGCCGGTTCGCTTTAAGACCGGCGAAAGGGCGGTATTCAGTGACGGAAAGCATGGATATTTCTCAATGGACAGAAGATTTGTTCGTGATAAGAACATGTCACGAATGTATTCTAAAGACGGGAAACGGATTAGCGTGCTGAAGAAAAGAAACTGAACTAAACTGAACTAAAATAAAATAGGAGTGCCACTGCACTCCTTGTAATAAATTATTTATTAACTATCCTACCATTTGGTAGAACTCCACAAATATAGATGTAATTTTATTATGAACAAAATAGATTCAATAATAATTCACTGCTCGGCCACAAAAGCTGGGCAGGATATTGGTAAGAAGGAAATCACCCAGATGCACCTGCAGAGAGGATTCAGCACGATTGGGTACAACTATGTGGTAAAGCTGGACGGTACGGTAGAAGTTGGCCGTTCGCTCACCATTGACGGGGCGCACTGTAATAGCAAGGGATTCTCAGGTGTGTCGTACAACAAACATTCAATTGGTATCTGCTATGTGGGCGGTCTGGACGCGCACGGTAAGGCAGCTGACACCCGAACACCGGAACAGAAGAAAGCGTTAGCCAAACTGATTAAGGAGCTTTGCGGAAAGTACCAGATTGTCGAGGTGCTGGGGCATCGTGACACATCGCCTGACCTGGACGGTGATGGTATCGTGGAACCTGAAGAGTGGACGAAGATGTGTCCTTGCTTCGATGTGCGGAGCGAATATCCTTTTGTCCCTGAAATCGTTGTGAAGCCATGAAGTTATACGAATACATAATGGATAAGGTGAGCTGGTGTATTACGCTGGCTCCATTTATGTGCCTCGTTCTCATTTATTCCTGCCAGACAGTGAAGTATGTTCCGGTTGAAACCAAAGCTGATAGCGTGGTAATAGAGAAATTGGTTGAAGTACAGATCCCTCCTGACAGTGCCACCATCCGGGCGTTGTTAGAGTGCGACGAGAACGGGAAGGTCGTACTGAAATGGTTGGACATCGCAAACAGTAAGAACGCTCAGGCGCAGCTTACCATTGATAGCCTAGGTAATCTACTGGCGAAGATGAAAACTCAGCCGGATACGGTTTACCTTCCAGCGAAGGAAGTGGTTGTTTCCAAAAAGGAAAAAGTTCCTTACCCAGTAGAAAAGGAACTTACTTTATATCAAAAGATAAAAATTAGACTTGGTGAACTCTCATTTATTGTAATTATAGTGATAATAGGATTATTGGTGCTTAAAATATTCAAGAAGTAGTATATTTGTAGTTAATGCGGAAAATACATTAAACTACAAATTATGAGAAGATTGAAGAAGTATATAAAAAATGAAAGATCATGGATAATTACCATATCAATAATAGCATTCTCTATTTTATGCTGTTTTTTTATTTCAGAAAGGAGTAAATTTCATTGGGGTGATTTTGGAAGTATCCTTGGAGCTATTACAGGGTTAATAGCATTTATCGGAGTATTATACACATCAAAACAAAATAAACAGCAGTTTTTGAATAGTGAGGAAAGATCTACATTCTTTGAAATGCTTAAAATATTCATTTCTTATCGTGATTCATTACGTGTAAAAAAAATAGATTGGAAATATGATAAAACACTTCATGATTGGAACATTATTCAATATGAGGAATTTTGTACTACTGAAAAGACTTATCAACAAATAACTTTTGAATTATGTTGTATATTTTACGTAGAAATAAGAAATAATATACCAAACTATTTATCCAAAGAGGAATTCGCAAAAGAAATCATTCCATCAAATAGATCTACAATACAATGGTATTCTTCATACAATTATTTAGCAATTGCTATAAATAATATTTATAACGGATATAATTGGAGTAAATCTGGAGGCGTTGTTAATCAAATACCTATTAATTTAAATACATACGATTATATTTGCTTAATAGCTATAAGAACTTATCTTAAACAGAATAACTTTAAACCAATAATAGAAGCTATATCGAAAACTGCTGACTTTTGTTTTTCTAAATATATAAATCAACTTGGTACATATTTTAGAAACGCTTATTATATTCTGGAAATGGTCTCAGGATTCAACTATCCTAAAAAGTATTCAGATATATTCCGTGCTCAATTATCAAAAGATGAACTCGTACTTTTATTCTTTAACTCTTTTAGTTCTTTGTCAAACAACAAAACCCGACAATTATATTTAGATGCAGATTTATTCAATAACCTTGAACTAAAAGATATAAGATTGAAAGAAAATATAAATAATATATCACGTATGGAATACATAAGTTTCCCTTCAACTTTACAACAAAATCCAGTTAAGAACGAATATGTATCTTATGAGTTTCTAAGCAGATTATATAAATCCATAGATATAAAAAATGATTAGTGCTTACATATAAATACTTACATTGTAATTACTATGTTTTAAATTTAAGATTGTAGCCATTCTGATATACAATATTTTCCAATAATTATATACAACTTTTCTGGGAAATTATATACATCTTTGCAGTGTAGAAGTTTGCTTTTATTGCAAACGAAAGCCCCAACCAGATTAATATCCGGAAGGGGCTTTTATTGACTTATACTTTAGGCTATTTTACATTAAAAGATACAAGCACTTCACGCGGTTTACCCTTGTAAAATTGATATACATAGCACTCCACCATTTCGCCTTTGTACTTTTGGAGTCTCTTGTATAAATACTCCTTCACTTCAACCTTACGAGAGAAGTAAAGATTCTGTTCGCTAAAGACAGGTTCATCTGCCCCAACCCAAGCTTCTAACGAGCATGGGCATTTGTTGATAATTCTTTTCATATTACAATAAATATTATGTAGTGGCTCCATTGCCTCATACATAACATAACAGATAAAGTGTCAGACAAATTACCCTCTCATCATCATAATATCAGACCTCTGTTCGATATATTCTTTGTACTTTTCCGGGTTGTTCACGTAATCAATCACACGAGATATGGCCATATCAGCCTGTTTCTGCCGGACTTTGGTGTAGTATCGTATAACTCCTTTTGATTTGTCTGAGTGGCCTAAGCAGTAGTCTATTATCCCGTCAGGAATACCTATTTCAGAGGCGTACTGAGCGAAAGACTTGCGGGCCGAATAAAATGTAACACGTTCATCAATATTTAACTCTTCAGCCAAATCTCCAAGAGAATACGTAACATACTGAGAAAAGTTGTGATATGTGAATTTATACCCAAAATCAAGTTTCCCCGTCCTTTTATCCATCCACCTGCATATTATCTCTCTTGCTTGAGACGGTATTGTAAATGTGATTACACTATCCGACTGCATTCGCCCTTTAGTCTTTGAGCGTGAATATTCCAATACATCTTTTCTAAAGTCTGTTTGCATAATGTCTATAAGATTCATCCCTCCCAAGTAAAAGGAAAGGCAAAAAAGGTCACGTGCCATAATCAGCTTTCTCTTTTCTGGTGAAGATTCACGAATCTTGTTAAAATTCTGTACTGTCAGATCAAGCTTCCTGATAGGGGCTGCAGATATTCTAGTCGTTACAAAAGGATGTATATCGTAAGATATATTCCACTCTCTTATCGCTCTATTGACGACAGATTTCATTTGGGCAAGCATTGTGTTTACTGTAGTTTCAGTCACTTTCCGCTTCCGTATGAATGCGGCAAAATTCTGGACTAGTGACGGGGTTAAATCAGAGAGAAGTATGTCACCTCTTGCAAAGTCACGAAAATATCTCCCCACCCTTTCAATAGATAATGCGTATGAATCTCTTCCCTCAGACTTGAGATAGTCTACAAAATTGCTACATGCTGATGAAAAGGTTTGCTCATCGGAAAGATTGTCTGTAGAAATGATTTCTTTAATTTGCCGGCAGGAATAAAGTTCAAGATGTTTTATTGAGTCCAGTTTCTCTTGAAGGTCATCAAGGATGTTCCTAAGTTTCCGGTTTATCGCAGATGCCTCTGGATGCTTCACGACCTGACCGTTCTTAAACTGGTTCTCTGAAATAATGAATCGTGTGACGATATATGTTGTTTCATGCTTGTGACGGAGTGCAATTCTTATCTTATGTCTTCCGTCTTTTAATGCTTTTGCCTTGAAAATGGTAAGTGATAGAGTTGCCATAATGATTAAAAAATTTAAGGATACTCCAGGGATACTCACAGAATTGTAAATTTACAATTCAAATCCTTTTTTTTAATCATCGTAATAAGCTGTAGAAAATAGAAAAACCGCCTAATTCACAATGTAATAAGCGGTTTTAAGTCGGAGCCGAAAGCGGGACTCGAACCCGCGACTTACTCATTACGAATGAGTTACTCTACCAACTGAGTTATTTCGGCAACGTGTTTCGTTGAAAACGGTTGCAAAATTACTGTTTTCTTGAAAACAGCCAAATAAAAAAGAGATTTTTTTCCGAGAAACTACATTTTTCCAGCCCGTACAACCCGTTTCCGTTACATCGCAGGAGCATTTGACACATTATTACGTGTAATTTGTACAATAGTCCCTTGTCTGCCTTCTGCCGATTTTCTACTTTTACCCGCAAAATGAAACATTACACTACC